TTAGCGACTTTAGGTGCTGTGGCTTTTTTATTCTTTGCTACTTTAGCCTTAGCAGCTTTAAGAGTCGGGGTCTCAGTAGAAGTAACCCCCTGCGGTGCGCGTACTACTTCAGCAGAGGCGGAGGGGGTGTTGTTAGGTACAGCAGCTTGGAGAGTCTTGAATCTCTGAGCTCGAGCACGGGTATCCGCTTGATCCTGCGTATCGACGGCTTGATCAGCGAGGTCATACATAATGTCATTGACCTCAGATCCAGCTTCATTAGCAAGAAGATCAAACTCGGGAGCGGGTGCTTCTTGCTCCGCGATCTGCGCTTCAATGTCTTCAGGAGTAGCAGTAGTCTGTGTATTGACGAGTTCAGCAGGGCGTTTACCTGAGAAGACATACTCGTCTGGACCATGATGTCCCATCGCCGCATGAGCTGCGGCTACTTCAGCAGGAAGCGATACTTCCGTTACTACACCGTACCGTTCTGCTTTAGCTTTATCAGTAGTCCACCATTCACCGTCTTTAGTATTCTCTGAGTTCTCACCGCGGTATAGCGTAATTATGTCACCCGGCTGTGCGGTTAAGTAATTCTTAGGTACAACAGGAGTCTCAGTAACAGGAGTCGCGACCTTAGGATCTTTAAGGACCGTACGACCAAGAGTCTTTGCTACATCGCCAATCCTATACCCACCGGACTGAATCTTGCCGAGCTTAAGAAGCTCATGCTTCTCGCTAGTTGTTCTGAACTTCTTGTTAGCAAGCTCATTAGCACGAGCATCAATAAGAGTCTTGGCGTCTGAGTGTAAAAGGTCAGTACTCGGCGGAGGAACAGGCTTAGCAGAATCTGGGACCTCTGTTATAGTCTTGTTGAGTGCGCGGCCGAGTTTTATTGGGTCTACGCCAGCTTTATTAAGGAGAGTAAGCTGAACGGCCTCGTCAGGTGTAAGATCGATTTTAGCAGCGAGTTCGGTACGCCGAGACTCAGCTAAAGTTAAAGCATTAGCGTGTGAAAGCTCTTTTGCTTTAGCTTCTGCGGTCTTACGTATAGTCTCGGCGTTCTCGATTGAGAGGTGTTTAGCACCTGCTGCAGTAGCAAGTAGACCTGCGCGTATAGTATCGTTGGGTGCGGAGTCTAAGAGGGACTGGAATTGTGCAGTCTCAACGGTCCCACTATCATGCTTAGCCAGGAGAGAGTCTATGTGCGCGGGCGTGAGTCCTACTCTCTTCAACTGCTCAGGTGAGTTCTTAAGAGCTGTGAGCTGCAGAGCAGTAGGCTTCTGTTTCTCGATATGCGAGAGGACCGCTTCAGAGGGATCTCCCTTAGTCTTGCTCTTAGGAAGAAGAACGTGTGTAACTCCACCCATGACACCGCCACCGGCTACACCCATAACACCGCCAAGAGCTGTCTCCATGAGACTCTCTTCAGTGAGTGGGTTATCACCTGCGGCGAGTTGCTCAACTGGGTTCTGTACAAGCTCTTCAGCTCCCTCAATAGCAGCGGAGGTTCCTACTGTATGGACAAACGATTGACCAAGACCGAGCTTCTCGATCTTCTTAGCAAGGGCCTTACGGCCCTCTTTAGTCATCGCAGCGAGGGCCCACTCTTGTGGACCGAAGGCTACTTCAATAGCGCCGACTACACCAGCGCCAAGAAGAGCCTTGAATTTAGACGCGGCGGCTTCCTGCGCATCAGGGTCTTTAAAGATTTGCTTATCACGGATGCTGCTATAGGACGGAAGTGCTGCGATAATAGCGGGGCCTGCCCAGGAGGTGAATGCGCCGATCCCAGCTACTACAGGAGCAGCGGGACCTGTGAGCGGAGCTACAGCGGTAATACCCGCGCCAAGAGCCCGGACACCCATCATACCAGCTAAAGGAGGAACAGAGCCGCCCGTTGCTTCAGTTACAGTAGTAAGTGGATTCTCGGGAACGTCTGACAGCTTTTGAATCTTTGTAGGATTCGCTTCAATTACTTCTTGACCATAAGAGGTCAGAGGATTATCTTGTTCTACTCCTGGAATATAATCTGCAGCAGCTTGTCCAATGCCTTTAATCGTCGAGCCTACGGACTGCTTAGCAGAGGCTACAAAGCCACCTTCAACAGGAGTATCAGTTATACCGCCTAATGTCGGATCTGTCGTAGTACTTTCAGTACCTTCCAGAAGATCATAAGGTTTGTTTACAGAAGTTGTCTCTTCTTCCAGCAAGTCAAAAGGTTTTGCCATTATAATGTCTCTGGGTCTAATCCAAATTGTTTTATGAATGCAGCTTTAGCCGCGGCTTCTTTAGCGGTGCCTTTGTACTTCAGGTAACTTGCCTGACCATCTGCGATTGACGGTAAGTTAACGCCCTCAGGAACTACTTCCCGGGATGTGCCAGTTTGCTTGTCAACTCTATAAATTGTCCCAGGTACTGTTCGCAGTGCGCCGGTTTCAGGATCACGCTCTTCTATAGGTGGAGTCTGGATAATCTCAGGCTGAGAAGTACTTCCCTTAACCTCACCAATAGACTTAAGCATCTCCGCAGCTTCTTTACGTGCTTCAGGAGTTTTACCGTTAATAACTGTATCAGTAAGCTTAGCAACTTGACGTTCCTGAAGGAATTGCTGCTGCTTAACCTCTGTCTCGGTTTGTGCTTGATCGGCTTGTGCACTTCTGAGGCCCGACTGTGAAGCGACCTCTTTAGCCGTCAGCGCATTCTTGGCGCTCTCTATACCAGCGGTTCGGAGGTTGCCCTCTTCATCGATACGGTTTTTCTCGACTTGATTAGCATTATATGCTTTATTACTCTGGTCATCAATCCTGTTCTTCTCAGATACTGCATCCATTGCAGCGTTGTCTTTGATCAGACTGCGGCGTGCTTTTTCCTGCATGACTTGGCCAAATGTATTCATGACAATAGGTCTCTCGGTGTCGTCAGACACCGGAGTAGCGCCGAAGAATCTACCTCGCGGTGTATTCATATAATCTTGGTAACGCTGAATACCCGCGGTAGGTTCCACTGGATTAGTCATAAAAGCTTGTCGTGCTGCAGTAGGTACTGACTTATCGAAGGTTACGTCCATGTTACCGACTTGTTGAGTACCCGCAAAAGGCTGTTGTACAGAACCTCGGGTCATCGCTTTACTGATCAACGCCTGACGTGCTACCTGGCTAGACCTAGTAGGCTGTACCGAAGCCGAAACAGGAACTGCTACAGCTGGAGCACTTACTGGTTCAACTGGGGGTGTACGTATAACAGTAGCAGGTGCGTTAAGGTCTGAGTTAAACGGAGTTACCAAGCCTCTACGGCTATCCCCAACACGTTTACGCGTTATAGCACCAATAGCTTGTTTCTGTGTAGCACTGTCCTGAGAAAGTGTATTAGCCACAGCGCTAGCTACTTGAGTAACCGGTGCTTTTTCAACTACTGTACTAAAAACCCGCGGCGGAATAGTAGCGGCTTTTCCGAGGGCACCCGCTACTGTACCAACAGGAGTTGCATCAATCTTTTTCTGTAACTTACTTTTAACTGGTGCTTTGTAAGCAGCTTTATCATTAGGCCATGCCATAGTCTTCTCCTTATGCAAACGCGTTAGTGGCTGAGGACACGATACTATTAAGGCTAGAGAGCGCAGCTGAAGCGGTTCTTGCAAATACATCAGCAGCGGCGGCTAAGGCCTGTACTTTAACTTGGTCATTCTGTGTTGCATTGTCACGACGATGCCTGTAGATCGTATCACGTGACTCCATCTCAGCGAGCTTGGACGTGAGAACGATCTTATCACGGTCGAGCCGTACGCCGTAGAAACTCGCTGCTGCAGCCATCATCTTGGCTTGTACGTCACTATTAAGAGCAGCGACTCTAGCAGCAGCGTCTGGCGCTGACGCTATAGCGCGAATATAATCTGCTGCGGCTTGCATAGCCATTTGACGAGACTCAAGAGCTTTACCAACTGCAAACTTGATTGTCTCAATTTCAATCTTGAGCTGCTCAACTGCTATAGTTGTAGAAGCTTTTCCTATCTCCGCGTAACCAGCTTGACGTATATTGCGTATCTGCTTATTCATTGCACCGGCAGGAAGCATAATGCCTTTAGCTGCGAAGCCTATTGTTACCTGGGCTTCAAGACGATTACCCTCGGTGATTATTCTTTCACGGTCTCGTTGCCATGTCTGATCTTCGATATCAGGACGTATACCCGTGCCGCCTACAGTTATCGTATTAACAAGCCATGTTGTAGCTTCATCAAACGCATCTGAGCTTAATGGATAATAAAGCTGAAAGAAGCTAGCTAATTGGCCAGAGAGAAGTGCTATCAATTTTTCCAACTCTACCTCGTACGTATATGTAGAGTCCTTTGCAGTAGGAATCTCGGGCTCTACTGCCTCTACTGCAAAGCCCGCTGAGCTGTCCGGAGGAGTGAGGTAGAAACCTGCGTTGACTCGGATCAAATCATCTGCTGCGTCAGACGCTGCTTCAGTTTGATTATCCGCGGTGTCTAAGGCATTACTGATTATATTATCTATGAACTCTTGCGGTGTAGCCATTATATCTTCCTTGAAAGGGTTACAGGTTCAAATGACATTGTTTCTAACTCAAAGTCACCGCCTTCGTTATTAAGCAGCGTAAAGTTATAGTAGTTACCCTTAAGGCCCTTGCCGACGTCGAATCGAGTATTTGACAATTCGTCGTTAGCTCGTCGGGCCTCGTAGATATAAGACTCACCATCAGCGTCTACCTTGAGCAGCATGGTATTATCTGATCTTACACCAGCGTAAACATTTATGATCTTCTTCTCTTCCTGGATACCGAAGTTAGATTTACCGATCTCTAACAGTGCGTCAATATCTTGACCGCTATCAGTAGTGCCGTCAAGCTGATAGATACCATCTTCCGCTACGCCGTAACAAATACCGTCTTCTTCAAAGAATGAATTAAAGCCGTACCCATCGTACTGACCGGAGGCGCCCGTATCAATGTTAACGACCCATACTCTATTTGTGTCATTAACTGAAGGTTTACTTATTACAATATCTTCATCGAGGTACTCTACAATACCGCTACTGGATGTAGTTGCATAAGCTTGCGATACCGCGGAAGCGAGGAAAGACCCTATAGATACTATGGAGCCAGTAGCATTAATTGATGCTAAAATCGACTCTAGTTGAATCCGTGATCCAGATATAGTATCAGTTATCTCACCGCGTTCATTTATAAAAACAATCATATCCACTTTAGCGCCCGCACCAGAGAAGGCGTACACTATGGATATAATCGGCGCTTCTTGTGGTCCAAAATCGTCCCAACCGAAACTCTGAATCGTTGGGATAGACGCTACGCCGGAACCATATGGACCCTCAACACCTTGAGAGACGAGCGAAGGAATATACGCAGAGCCTTGACCTCCGGGCTCGTTCATGTACCCGAAGGACTGAATAGCTGGAATAAATGCAAACCCGTACTCAGGATCCGGAGGAGTATAGAACCCGCCAGTGCCACTTGAGAATATAGGCGGAATCATCGCGTCACCCCAGCCTGGAAAGTCTGCGCTCTCTTGTCCCTGTGAGACAATAGCCGGGATTAATGCGAAGCCATAGTTACTTGAGGACTCAATCGACAACTCACCTATGCCCGTAAAAGTCACGAGGTTGGCGGTAGACTGACCGACAGAAAGTGTACCTTCGCCCTCAAAGAATACAGCAAAGTCGTATATAAAGAGAAAACCCTCACCTATCATTATACGCTCCCATAATTGACTTCACCTGTTACAAAAGATGCTGAACTAACCTGGTCACCGCTAGCGTATAAGTATCCGTAGATATAAAGCGGCGTAGCCAGAGGATACGGGCTAGAACTTGTATGTACAAAAGTCTCTGTCCCAGTAGTTACCACGTAGGCGATGCTCCCGTCGGTGTGTCGATATATCCGCAGGGCCGAGAGGCCACTGTGGGCGCTGTTCATTGACTGAACTACTACACCGTACTCATGTGCTTTTGCACCGTCTTTATCCACAATAATAGAGTTGGAAAACCGTGCTATACCAAGGCCCTCCATATTCTTTGGACCGATTGCTAGGCATCCGCTATCAATACTTTGGGGCATAGCGAATAATAGGTAGTTACCAGGGAGCAACGGATTTATGCTCCGCGCCCAGGTATTCCACCCACGGTTAGTGATCATATTAATCTGCCAAGTCTGTAGCTGAATAGCCGGGGACTCGGCTACAGCGGGCATGCTCGTGTGTGTGGTAACTTCCACTGTAGACGCTGAACTCGGTTGTATAAAATATGGAATCCCTGAAGAAGCATCAGTTGTTAAAGTATCATACCCAGTGCCAAATATATTGGGGCCTTCTGGTATACCGTAAATTTCATCTACTGTGTCTTTTTGAAGGCGCTTTAAGTCAGCGAGATCCTGTTTTTTCGCCTGGGTCTCAGGAGCGTCAGCCCCGTATTTTATAGTATACTCTTCTACTTCTCGTTCTGCCCGCTCAATAACATACTTGTAGATCTCGGAAGTAGCATCCGGATTTTGTAAGTACTCGTTACGGTTTACATATGTTTGTTCAACCGGGGCTACGTTGATACTTTGTGTTGGATAATTATTAACATCGTAGCCAGTAAATATATAGAAGCCTATACCAGCTGAACCACTCCAGTATGCAGCGTACCGACCATCTGACCAAGTGTACGCGGGGGTACCAAATATAACATTCTTAGTGTAAGTATAAAACGGGCCGTACGTGTGTGGAAGAGAGTTTATTTGATAATACCCTGGAAATAATGTATCCAAGATTAAATATGTCTCTGAGCTAGTAGCGAGCCGGATACTCTTCGTTGAGTCTGGCTGGTTAGAACCCGCATTACTACCTGGAACTGCAGGAGTCCATGTAGCATTTGGCCCTGTAGAGCTAGTATTTTGAATAACTGTTGTTGTCGAGTTATAGCTAGACGTAGCGGGGCTACCTCCGATGACTGGTACTACTGTCCGAACCATTTCTTTTACTAATATTGTCATGGCATCCCGATTGCGTAAAGATTATAGGGCCCAACAGATTGCTGCGGTGAAACTGGTGGAGGAGATAAATAATTAGCAAGGTCGTCGACTAATTTATCCGCGCCAAATAAGCAGGTGTTAAAGTTATCTTCTTCACCAACAACAAAAGGTAGTCTACCAAGTTTCTGCCAGGGCGCTGTACTCGCAAGGCCTTCTTCATCTATCTTCCACTGTAAGCACGCGAAGGAGTAAACTTCAGTCTCTACATCGTCTACAGTAAGAGTCTCTTTAATAACACCAGTAAGGAAGATACTCGTAGGAGATACCCGTACAGGCCTAGCATGTACTAGTGTCAGTTCCGCAGCTACTCCAGGAAGCAAGACCCAACCTACAAATGGGGACCCGTAGTATACTGCTCTAATTTCATTTTTTACGTCATTACAGGTACATAGGTAAAGCGGAACAGTGTCATAGGTACCAGCGTATGAAATTTCAGGTCGAGTGCCTTCATTAAGTGATACTTCAGCAGGAACTATTACTGACGCGATAAATAAACCATACGGTGTAAACTTTACAGTTCCGTATTCTCTTGTCCAGGTATAGATGTTTCCGTCATGCGCGTGAAACATACTTGTATCATAGGGTACTGTAAAGGTCTTATTTGGGTACCCTCCGATAAGCTGTTGCAGCATACGCCGAGCGTTTTCCCAATCAGTTCCACCCTCTAAAATGTCAACAGTTGCGAGGGTATCTAGTAAGTCAATAAACTGTGAAGAGTCAACTACGTGTACAGTACTACCTACTTTCAGTGAGTAAAAGAGTCGCCACTTTACTTCATCAGGATTATCAAAGAAGTACTGACTCGCGTCAGTTCCTGTAAATGTTAAGTTGAAGCAGTGCAAAAATGTTTGTATATTATTTGAAACAAATGAATACGAGCCCATCGGAATACTTGAAAGATCGTGAGGCCCTTCAAGTAAAATAAGCCTAAGCGCATCAGGTACAGTATCTTCAGGAATCATTGACTCCTTGGTTATCACCCAAGTGTTTGGAAACTGAAAGTTACGGGCGATAATCTTCTGGTTATCTACTACTTCATAACTGACGTTTTGCCACATAACCTGCCAGTCTGCAGTCAGTTGTTGAATGGTCCTCCACGGATTAGCTATTTGCCCCCAGCCAGTCTCATAGGCCATCGTTAATCGGCCACCGAGGTTTAAACCATTAGCCGCGTAGAATAATAAAGACGAATCAGTCATGTACTTAATCTCGTCGGCTTCACCGTTGCCGTTCAGGTCAACGAACATATTCTCAGTAACAGTAAGCGAGAACGCTTCGCCTGCCTTGTACGGCATAAGCCCGGGAGACTGCGGGTAACTCTCTATCCATACTGTATCTACCCCAGTGGAAACTCCGTCTACTAAGCCATATGGATCAAGGGCTACCATAGGCCGGAATTTAATAGTCTGAAAGTCTTTCGTAACCATCTCACCGTCAATCAGCACTTCTTCTAAACTGGCGAGCGCGAGATCCTCAAGTGAGGTCTTGTTCAGAATAATGACCTCGGCCTCTTCATCAGCGACTTTGTAGAATAGCACGTAAAGGTCGGCGAGGGTAGTGAACGCCCCGGCCCAATGATCAGCAACAGAGATCTTCACCCCCTGCTTGGTCGAGCAGACGACAACTGCCCCCATTGGGGCGATAACACGGCCACCGGTCAGGTCTCCTTGCTGCCAAACTTTAAAGGTAAAACCATCCCACTTGACAGCCTTGGCAGGGACATCGATATCCTTGATGACAGCAAGTTGCTTCTCCGCGAACCAGAGCCGCTTTTTACTCCTGTCGCCATCGGGGGTTATCATATGATGATCTCGGTCTGCCCGGAGAAGTTTGTCCAAAACTCTGGTGCGGTGTCTTCGAAAACATCAAGATACATTCTATAAGTCGCCACGAATTGCCTAGGCGCCCAGAACGGCGGGTCTACCGCGGTCACTGCGGACCACCAGAACATCCCGTTTACCACTTCTGGTAATTGAACTTCAACGACATACTGTGTTTGACTTCGCTCAATAATTACGCCCGTGTGGGTCCACGCAGGTGCTCCAGTTCCGATATACTGCCCTTCGAACCGAAGTTGTACAGCGTTAGTTTCTGTAAATGTACCGTCGTCAATAAGAAGGCTACCAAACCTAAGGACATCAACAACAATAATAATTTTATGGCCCCCGAATACTGAAAGCGCATCAGTACCATTGTACTGAAGACTTATTGTTCCATACTCTCTTGGGTCGATGGGCGAACTTGCAGTAAACGACTCAAACAGCCCAGTAGACTCGTTCCACCAAGCATTACCTTGTAAAATGAACTCAGACCACTCTGGATATGTAAGAATATTAGACATCTCTTACTCTCCAGGAACTCCGAGTGCGTAACCATCGATAGGTTGAGTCTGGCCGAGGGTCATATATGCCTGGACAATCAAGCTCTTGTTTAGCGCTCCTGCGGTCCCTTGATAGCGCTTCTCCGTCGTACTGAGAGCACCGGTATCTGCAATTGCGGACGCCCGGTAGAACGAGGGGTAGCCAGAAGCTGCGATCACGCCACTCCAAGTCTCAGCGACGGTCTTGGTCAGCACACCATCAGTCGGGGTTGTATTCAAGGTTATAGCCGTACCTGCCGAGTTGTTGCTGATCGTGACCAGTAGAGTTGCGGCGCCGATAGCCGTATTGGTAGCGGCTGGGATAAGCGCGTCAGCCGCGGCTTGGCTGGTCGGGGAGCCGTAGATCCGGAGCACCATGTTATTAGCGTTCCAGTCGGTAGCCATCACAGCGGCTATCGCATTCTTCATTCCTGTACTAAGTTTGAAATCACCCATAGTATCCTCTTAGAGTAAGGCGGCGATAATTTCACCGACCGCAAAGGTTGTGACTGCGTTATTAGTGACTGAGGTCGGCACTGGCTTAGCTGCCATAAACAAAGTATTACCCGCGGTCAATGCATCCTTGATACAGACATGAGTGATCGTGTATGGCGTAATACTTGCAGCGGCTGTCCACGAACACTGTGCTGAATTGAGCATCTGTTTAGCTGCAGCGGTACCCATTGTTAAAGCTTTACGGACGTAGTTAGCGTCTAGGCCAGTTGTTACTTCATTAGCAGAACCGTCCGTGCCAGGATCACCCGTATGCAGAGATACATACCACGTCGTAGGTCTAGTCGCAGCAGCCGTGCTGAATAACCAGGTAAGTACCAGGTTTGCTGAGAATGTAGAAAATGCTGACATAGGTCCCCCTTATACCGAGACTAACGCAAATCCAACTGGGACTCGCAAAGATTCACCTGCTGATATGACCTTAGGACTCGGGAACAACACGGCCGAGATGAGCAGGCCTGCGTTATTTCCCCGAGTTACATTAGTCGTGATAAAGGCGCCGCGAACAGTCGACGCTCCTACAAAGTCAAACTCATTCTCGTTGGCGTCATCAAGTGTTGACAGCGTGCCTGAGTTGACCGCAGGAAACGTAATCAACTTACGCGCACCACCGGTAACAGTATACGCGGTATTCTCCGTGCAGTCTGCCATCAGCGTCTCCATAGTATCTGTAGACAACGGAAGCCTATTGGCGTCAAATAAACTGACGTACCATGAGGTATACGCGCTACCGCCTTTAAACGCCGTGTTAAGCAAGTAGTCGATGCCTACTATAGGCATTATGTTGTGGACTTGCTCTACGGAGATTAGCTTTCCGTCTACGCCGATATGTTTCAGCGTGTAGGTGAATCCAACTTCGTACTGTTCCATTTAAGCTCCTCGCCGTATAATCTCGGCATCAATCCAACTAGTTGCGGCCATCCTTGAAGTGGTCGGCTGATTAAGACTTACAATATACTGACGAAGTCCGTTTGACTCTTGTATTAAAGTAGCACCAGACACGGCTGATTCTACCGCTACGTGTTTTTCTTGGAGATTCTCGCACGAACCATCTGGCGATCCCACTATCATCCCTCGCTGGGACTGCCAAGATACTTGTGGTGAATTTGGAATCGGCGCGCCTGTTTTAAATACCCCACCATAGTTAAACTTCAACACTGGGTTAAAGCCGTTCTCCGGGGTACCGCCGTAAAAATACGTGGTATCTCCGTAAGCTATAAAGATACCCGCTGTTACCGGCTCCAGGATATCTACAGGCTTAGTCAGCATGATATAGTTATCTGCGGGTCTAAACCGGTCATACTCGTATGGGTCAGAATACCATATAGTTCCTACACTGTCTGCTACATACGCACGACCATTATAGAACCGAATAACTCGACCAGGAGGCGGTTGTGTAACCTCGAGAGACGCGCAGATTATACCCGCGTCATACCTACCTGACAGTATCGTATATGAATACGTTCCTGGACTAATATCAGCTACGCGATATAAAAGTTCACCGTTAGCCGTGCTTAAGTAAATCCTTAGAACGCTAATCTGTGGGTCAGACTTATTTGGTAAATTGGTAAATACAAATCCTGAATTAGAGGGCACGTCTATTGATATAACATCAGATGCTCCGGACTCTACTCCGTCATGGTCTACCCATACACATGCGGCGAGATAAGTTCCAGCACCGTAAGTACCAGATACTGAGTATACTGATAACTCAGCTGGCGGAGTCAGGCCCCAATTATAACAGGTACTACTTGTGACTTTTTTATTTACTAAACCATCGCTAAAGTATAAAGTACCGTTAAAATAATTATATGTAAGATCTGAACCCAAGATTCCTTCACAGATCACCTCTGAAGTATTATTAGGCAAAAGTCGTCGTAATTGTCCGTTCTCTACAAAAAATCTACCAAGCTCACACCGGTACCCATTAGATAAACCCATTCCTGAATATACCTTAGTTAATCCGCCTCGGCGATGAAACTTGCCTAGATTATCAAAGACACCATTCACAGAGTTTCTAGCTGTACCCACAGGTAACGCATGACTAGGTTGTCTATTATTCATTCCATGAGGAAAAGGTCCTAGAACTCGTGTTTGATCTTCTAATGAGAATTTAGGCATATTAAATCCAGGTTGGCCGATTCTGTGTAGGCATCTGAGTTAACTGCTGACGCTGAACATTCGCAGTTTGGGATTCACCAAAAGACTGGTCAAAACGCCTTGAATACATATTTGCCATATCAGCATTAAAAGTATCCGCGTCCTGCTTTGAGTATGCTAAAAAGAATACCCAGTCCATTAACTTTAAATGATACTTAGCAGGAATCTCGGGTCCTGTAGAAGCCATCGTAATTGGAAGCCTTACGACGTCCATAATCATATTCTCTGCGGCTTCTGGTATTGGTACTGCTCGAAGCGTTTGACCAGTAAGAATATACCGAGTTGGCGATCCCGTTGCTATTTCCCATCCCGGCCATTCATCGTCCAGCGCTTCTTTAGTTTTCCTGCTAAGAATAACCTCGCCAATCTTAATTCGTTTAATCTCAAGAACAAGTGGACTCACCGTATACTCAGAAGTCTCTGGTACTGTAGTAATCATACCATATGTACCACCAGTAACCTGCAAGAGATTAGCCCTCGTAGCGGCTTCGATCTCAGCAGCATTCAGGTACATAGTAACTTCAGCGTCAGACCATAGGTACGGAAGCGCGGTGTCTGACGTCGTACTTCTAAATGCCGATATAAGTTCAGCTAGTGTCATTTGGTCCTCTTTGAGGTTAGGGGCTTAATAAACTGGTTAAACAAGTTAACCAGTCTATAAAACTCTAACGTCAGCAATAAAGATTAAGCTGCGTCAGTTACACCGATAATCGAGATATCCAGCTGAGCAGCCGCATCTTGCGCAGCGCCAGCTATAGTCACGGTAAGGTACGCATCTTTCGGGAGCGTAACTGGTCTTACTGCGACATTAGTCTGCCGAAGAACTGCGGCAGCGGCCAAAGTAGTAGCGGCGCAGAAATAATCATCATCTTCAGGTACTGCAGATGAATCTACGCCATCAACATACAAGAAACCGACTTTACCGGTAGTACCAGTCTTAAATGCGGTGCTGACTTTATTGACATAGTCAATACCGATCTTGGTGCCCTTAGGGATAATTCCCAAGCGTAGTACATCGTTGATTGCTACTGCGGTAGCTTGATCTGAGTCTACCCATACACCTGAGGCATTAGTAGCCAAGGAGTATGTAAGAACTGACAAGTTCCCGTAGGGTTTTCCACCGAGCACTTTCGCATGCGAGAGTGCTATATTTTTCTTTGTTACATTAGCCATGTGATTGTAGTCTCCTTAATTAATGACGTAGCATGAAGCTACATCATTAATAGTAGATATTAGATAGAAGCGGGCATGTATGCGTCAAAAGCGATGGTGCTGAAGTCTTTTGAGTTATACTGAGCCTTCTTAACGCCGAAGATCGTTCCTGCAGTAATAGCCAAAGCATTTCCACGGTCATCAGTCTCTTCATTCCAGTTGTAGCGCTGAGCGCTTCCGCCCTGACCATAAGCGATCAGACCGGCCTGAGCACCCATAAACAGCGCGCGGGCAGCGGCGACATTAGCGCCAGAACCATAGTCGCTGAAGGTTACCACGTTACGATGCTTATGCAGAACGACATCAGCGTACTCACCGAGAGCATTGGTATAGATCATAGACTTGGCGCCTTCACTGGAATCCGTGGCTTTATGAATAGTCATCCAATCATTGGTAGAAGTACCAGTACGAAGCTGATATGCTTGGATGGTGTGCATAAGCAGGACGAACTTCTTCTGACCATTGACGTTGAAGGGCTGAATCATCGGATCTGTCAGCTCAGCACGAGCAACCAAGCGCTCAACGTCCATCAGAGTGATGGGCATAGAGGTCGTAATACCAGTCTTGGCGGTAGCGGTGCTAGCGTACATTACATGGGCTGTATCAGGAGCCTGCAGAGCGTTACTCGCGCGGCCCGTCCAGGATGTAGGCTGATGATAAGAGGTTCCTACACCGCGAGCCCCGGCCAGATAGAACATAATCTCTTCGTCTAGCTCTTCAGCCCACCAGGTAGACAAAGCATCCCGACCCTCTTTACGAAGGTTATAAGGAACGCGCTGCTCGGACATCTTACCCTTGGACTTGGTACCCTTTCTCAATTGGTCAATGAACAGAGCGTCATTGAAGAAGATGAGTGCTTCCTCACCAGTCGCATGACCTTCGATGATTCCGTCACCCTCAACACCAGGTTTGGAAAGCTTCATGCGCAGACCAACGGTGACCTTATCGCCAGCACCCTTATTGAGCTCGTCTTTGAGGGTTAACAGGGAATCATGACCCGTACCGATAAACGGGGCAAAATACTGTTTCTTAGCAGCTTCTACTGCCAGAGAGGTGGACCACCGTTGTACTGCCAACGGATCATTTAACGCAAATTCTGTAAGATCGGCCATTTATAACTCCTTATTCGCCGGCCAAGTATAACTCTTGTTCTTTTGCATTCAGTCGTGCAAATTCAGCTTCGGAAAGCTCTTTACCCTTAAACTCTGGGCGATTTTCATTGCTAACTGGTACGTCAGACAAGGACCTAAATGGCTGGCCTGTTTTTATTTTTGCAAGAAACTCGGCTTCAACAATCGCGCGAGTCTCGGCTTTAATTTTCTCAACATCAACGACTTGTGTAGCACTTACTTTCGTCTTGGCGTTAGCCAGAAGACGTATTACTTGTGCGGCTTGTTCTCCGAGCAGTAGTGGCTCAGTTTCACCAGGGAGTATGATCTGCGTGGCCGGATTCGTCAGATAAAACATATCATCCGTGAATCCTAGGTCTACTGCAAATTCCCTAAACTCTGTACCGGCTGGAGACTCCGGATCAAAAATCCCCGGAACAATCTGCTCCATTTCTGAATTAGTTTTCTCAAATACCGTGTCCAAGTACTCTTGCGCTGCAGCGGCCTGTTGGGTCTCTTCAGCAGATTTTCTCTTGAACTCCTGGTATTTATTCAACTGCTTCATGTACAGCAAAGCTTCTGCGGGTGAATCTGTTGCTAGCTCTTGGAATTCAGCGTCACTCAGCTCTGAAAAATCGTCAAACTCACTTGGTTCAGGTGTTTCTGTTACTACTGGAGTGACCGGACGATTCTCTAACTGCGCTTTAATCTCAGCAAGTTGCTCCTTAAGATACTTGTTTTCACCACGAACCTCATGTATAGCCGCTATCGGAACGAATCCTTTAGGAGGCTTTACAGGCTCTTCTTTCGGTGTTTCCTCTTTCGGTGTTTCCTCTTTCGGTGTTTCCTCTTTGACGACTTCCTTCAGAGGAGTATCTTTTGGTTTTTCCTCAACAGGTTTTGTTTCTTCAGCTAACGACTCAGGGGGCGCCGATTTTTCCTCTGCTGCTTCCGGTGTAAAACCCATTAATTCTGCTTCTGAGACTTCTGTCAAGCCCTGTAACTCAACTACTGCGGAATTTGACATTGGTGCAGATGCTTCTGTGGACTCTGATCCTTCTACTGCTCGTGTTACTTCAGCCATACTGTTCTCCTTTAACGTCTCTTTAGTGGACGAGGTACTACAAGTTTTACACCTCTAGGGTGAAATTAAATCCCAGCGCCTGGAGCCGATGGGAATATGCGGTCAAAATTATCTCTAAATTTCTTGTCACCTTGAACTGCGTACTGATGAGGCTGATTCCAGCGAAAGTCACGTCCATTTTGAAGAGGCCTCTGTGATTTAAACTCTTTCTCTACTCGTTTTTCAAATGCTGCTTCTTCTTGTCTAGTCATTTAGCTTTCTCCGTTTTTTCAGTTTGTGCTTTCAAAATCTCTTGCCCGAGCTCGGCACCAGCTTTCCAATCCTCACGCTCAGCCGCACGGGTTTCAGCAACGGCGCTAGCCTTCATTTTTTCAATCTTAGCAACACTCTCTGCTATAGCAGTCTCGCGTTCACGTCGCTGTAGGTCAGACTCTTCAGCCTGGGCTTGTTCCTTCTGCATTTTCATCTGTGCAGCTTGTGCTTCACGCTCCGTAGATGAAAGATTCTCGTCCATAGGCTCCATGCCAGTAGCTGCACGAATCTGCTTAAGCAAGGCGTCTTTATTCGGGATATCAGATATCTCAAATGCCATGTTAAGCAGAGGACCGATTGCCTCAGGCGGTGCTTTATTAATGGCACCAAACAACAGTTCCATATTCTTTTCACGCATAACGTCTGTAATAGGCACGTTTGCAATGACTATATCGAATGTTGCTTCAGTTATATTGTTTCGAACTTCTATAGCCCCCGTTTCTGGGTTATAAAGCTTTTGATTTATTTCAACAAACTTCTCTGCACCCGACATACGATCAGTCACGCGGAGTACTTTCGGGCCTGTCCATTCTTTTTGAACCATAGCCAGGGTAAGTTCACCAAGCCGCCGTTGTGAGTACTTAGCATTCTCGATCAAAGAGGCGGTGACTGTAGCTGCGAGTTCCTGCTTTTTATCGATCGCGATGCCAGATTGCAGTCTAGAATCCCTGGATAGGGCCTCGTCATTAGCGCCGACTATTTCCTGGATCTCGCGTTCTGACTGATTCATTAAGTCAATTTGCGGAGCGGCTAAAGTAGCCATCTCCTGGATCTGGAAAGCGCTCATCTTGCCCTTCTTGAGAACGATGAGGCCATCTTGCCGGTTTGATTCGTCGTAAAGCTTGTTGATATCCTTCGCGGCGTCTTCCTCAACTATGACCCGACGATTGCTTATGAGAGACAACGCCATAGATCGACGTTTATTAACTTCCATAAGCTGCTCTTTAACTTGTCTCGGAACACCAAAGGGACAGTTAAAGCGGTCAAGGTATCCTACAAATGGCGCGAAGGGGTATAAGTCATGTGCGTAAGGTGAAGCCACGTCTTGCAGGAGTAAGTCACTGACAAACGTGGCGACACGCATCTTCTTGACATTGGCTGTTATAAGCTCTTTCGAGTACTGAACAACCTGAATTTGGTCTTGCGGGTTAGGCAGTGTATCAAGGTCGATAACTCTAGAGTCCGGCATTATAGCAAACCAGCCCTTAGTTATCTGTGTATACCACATCTCTATTGGACGAATACGCTTCCGATCGCTGTTAACCCAATGATTCGAGGAAAGATATCTGTGGTAATCCTCAATAGCAGTTCCTTGGTCGTAGATGTCAGGGACGTAATATGTATTACTCAACTGGCTGAACTTATCCAGAAGGTCCTTTGTCTTCTCTGGGAAGATAAGGCATGTATCCTCGAGGTTTTTCCAACCAGCTGTAAAAAAGTACCGACACTCGTCCTTGTTTATCCAGGGTGTAGCAAATGGGTCCCACCACGCAGAATACCAGGGTGTAGCCTTCCACTGCACAGGCTCGCATCGCGGGTCACTGTTTTTACCGACCTGAATACAGCCATAGCCTGCAGTAATCTCGTCGCCAAAGGCCGATGATACTAACTCCGCACCCTTGTTTTGATCTTTAACATATGCCAGAGCCTCACTCATAACCTGGCCGAGCTCATTGTCGTCTTTAGAACGGCCTTTGGCGACGATATCCTGTTGATTACGTAAAAAGTGTCCCTGAATAAGATTAAGTATCGGAAAGATTCTGTTTATGGTAAGAGGATTAATACCCTTATCTTTGAGTCTGTTGAATGCAGCTTGAGTCCAGTGTTTACCATCTCGGAACTCGAAATCTTCCCAACTCTGGGAGCGCCAGTCTGAATGTGCGGACTGCGCCTCACCAACCCAAGATAAGAAGGTCTGTATACTTGGCTTATTATTTATCAAGTTGACCATCTAGTTCTCGTTTATTCTACAAGGTCTAGGGTTCTCGTCGAACCGTACAGCCTTGATTGTTTTCTCACTTAATAGCATAGCTTTCATCACCCTGTGTCGACCGTCCATTATCTCTCCGTCTTCATCGAGAATTATAGGAGCGCTTAAGTCTGCAGCCTGTACTGTACGCATATGCATAACCATTTCACGCAGCGTAAGCTTTTCATACTTATGCCACACATATAAATGATTAAGTGGAACCTCCATAACAGGCAAGTCCTTTGCTAACTGAATAAGCCGAGCTACAGACCACTCGTACCGTCCAATTGTAGATACCTGCGTATCGGTTGAGGGAAACTCAGGAATCTTCACCACTCCACCTCGGGTAAGTCAATTGTCTGTCCAGCAAGTGGATGGGTACAGTCTCCAAGATACTCAATTTTGCCATCACGAATAAAAGAGTGACATATTTGTTTTGGGGCACCCTTCGGTGCGAGGTGAGTTACTGGGTCCGGCTTAAGCCCCATAGTTACGAGCAAGCTTGGAGAAAATGTAGGCTTCTCAGTATCACCGTTAAAGGCCCATACTGGTCTTGGCCCGGCTCCAGACCATATCATATGCTGGCATTCACAGCCGGGGCACTCAAGTACCCAGGTTATCCTACCATTGTCTTCCTCGATATTTTTCACTTTACTCATTTATCACACCTAAGCTGACCATCTATTTTCCTCAGGTCTCTCAAAGTCGTTGTTTGATGTAGCACCAGTTTCTCCCTTGACGTACATACAGAGGTATTGTAAACCATCATGGGGATGGCTAAATTTATTTTTATCTGCCTTAGAGGCATACTTAGTTGATCCAGCTAGCTGAATGCGTCTAAGCTTGTAACCACCGTTAAACCCTTTGCGGAGCATCTTACAGCGAGTATGAAGTCTGAACGCGGGCTTGCCGCCGCGCATCTGCTGTAAGAAGTATCGAACTGCTTCCCAGCGTATAGTTGGGTCATTGGAGTTTGCAGCCTCAGCGGATATCCCAAGGTCGTCAAGTTCTTTAAAGACAGTTTGCTCATCAGTATCAGCCCTCTTGTTTCCTGCAGGGTCTCCAACGAATACCCATTCACACTTGCTGTACCTAGCACGTAGAGCCGGCAAAAGGATGTTTGTGGCAAATTGATTAATACCCATGCCCTCTGCGACGAGCTCTTCTAAGATATGCAGCGTACCGTTCGGCGTCTCTTGACCAATGATTGCAGCAGGTGTCAAACCGAAGTCCATGCCAACTATAATCTCGTGATCCTCAATCAGCTCTATAGAAGTAGAGACGTGAACGTCGTCGTGCCACTGCTCGGCGTAGATTGCTTTACCATCTTCGACTGTTCCATATTGATTTCCCAAGTTAACCGCGATCCACGCTTGATCTTTACCTTGCTGCCCGTTCATATAATATAATTCTCGACCCGGCAAGTTCCGTATGTTTTCAGCGGCGGGGTTACTAACCCATTTACCAGTCCACTCTTGGGTACCATCAGTATCAATCATCTCACGCATCAAACCACCAGGCTGTGTAAAAAACTCCCATCCTTCAGGCTTTGTTTCTTCAGCCATAGTGTACATCCAGTGGTCGTCATCGCATTGATTCGAATCACCGAATATTCCATGCCAGCTGGGCCCGCCGTCCATTGCGCTTGGATATCGACCGTGTCTAAAGTCGGCCATATCAATAATAGATTTATCGAGCTCCTTTATTTCATTTAACCAAAAGCCGGTAACCTGTGTACCACGAAGCTTTTTAATAGCAGCGGGTCTATCTAGAGCTATGAAAATTAATTCTGCTAATACTAACGATTTATCTGGCAGTCTAAATCTTAGTGTATGACTAGGCGGTGATGTTCCACCAGCTTTGTACGTACCAAGTTCACCAAACAAGTCTATCCAGTCTTTTACAGTTGTTGTTAATAGATCTGGAAATGTATTTCTAATTGCTATCCAACGTGATTTTCTATACCCTTGTTGATTTGGTTTTTGTCCGCACATCAAGGTAAACATCTTTTGGCAGCTAGTATAAGTTTTACCTGACCCCAAAGGGCCTATTATAATACTAACGCGGGCTCTAGAGTCTAAATAAGCTTGGAGTACAGGATCTAAAGTATCTGTTATTAATTCAAACCGCACAATTGCCGCCTCGTGCGTACTGAACGTATGCAGAAAACATGTGGGACTCTACCGCGCCAAGTGCGTTATTACAAGTACTACACAGAATACCTCGTATGTTTCCAGTAGAATGATTATGATCTATGACTAAATTTTCAGTACGCCCGCATAATTCACAATGCGCGTCGTGTGTCTTTTTATATTGCTGCGCAGAACTTGTATTATACAGTATCTGGGTATCCGGTTTTTCTAAGTACTCTATCGCGTGTTCAGGATTAAGAAACTCTATTTGTCCGACTGAGGTATTACACTTATTACATAACAGTTTTCTTATTTTTCCAGTTATATGACAATGATCAACTGAGGCTCTTCTAAACAGCTCACCAAAATCGGTTCCACAAATCGCGCAGCACCCCTTTTGTGCATCCATCAGGTCCCGAAAATCCTCTTCAGAAAGGCAGTACCGACTTTTGATACTAGACATACTGGATTTATGTTTACCTTGTGGGGTTAACCGGGCTTTCGCTGTACTCAATCTACTCGCTTCATTAAACTTTTCACACTTTTCCGGGTCCAACCTATCAAGAGCTCGAGCTATTCGGCTAGCTTCATTTTGTTGTGTCCGAACTTCTGGGTCAAGCCTAGTCTTGGTATTATAAGCCTTAGTACAATTGTTGTATTTGGCACGCTTCTCGGGGTCTAGTCTAGCCTTTCTACAGGCTTCTCTTGCTTTTTCTCGATTTACCGGGTTCTGCCGATAAATTCTCTGCGCCTCCATTCGTCGTGCCTTTTTCTCAGCACTCATTTCAGCATAATATAATCTGCTTGCTGTGTTGTTCGCTTGTTTCTCTTCTACTGTTTTCATATCTTCTCCTAAGATATTCTCCGAAAAACTTTGACCAGGGAGTGGAGGAGTCCTTTTCGCGTTGCAGGCGCTAGGTCAAAGCGTATTGGTTATCTATGACCAGAGAGGTCCCTGATCGTGACTGTCGGTAAGCCATTATCGTCAGTGCCTAGCGTCATTGAGGCTAAGTTCGCAAGATTCGACCCAGCAGTCATGTCTTTGAACAGGGCACTCAGTTGCTTAATAGCCTGTGAGCTGCCGAGCCCATTACTCTCAAAGTTATCCAGAATATCACTAGCGGTCTTTACGATTTTGCACTCAAGGGCAAGATACCGCTGGGCCATCAGGACTTCCTTGGCCAGGGAGTAGACCTTCAAGCGTTTCCGGGCACGGTCGATATACTGTTCTGACTCGAGAGACATAATCTCATCGACGTCATCGGTCTCTTCATACGGCTTTTGAGGCGGGTCTGGCCAGAATTGTTTCCAGCCGAGCTCGGTGGCCTCTCGCTGGAGCAGCGTGGCACTAGTCTCCTCGTCCGACGCTATCTGAGCGATCGACTTATTGAGGATTTCGTACTGCAACCGCATGAGCTCTAAATCCAGCATGTATGTTTCCTTGACTGTTTGTGATGAAATTAAGATATACTTCTACTTTTCTGTATTATACCCTAGTTAAGCTGAAAAGTAAACCGACTTATTTAAAATTTATACCAAACCCGTTTGACCAGAGAGATAGGAGGTGGCCCTTTCTGAAAGTGTATAAACGAGCCTTAGACTGACCGAAAATTTTAGGTATACGTTTGTACTCGGACTTGATGAAATGAGAGCAGAAGGGCTGTTATACACTTTCTAGAGAGCTTTCACTATATAATATAGGCGAGTGTTTTCAGGCTCCGAAAGATTGAATATTAAGTAAACTGGTATATGGTGTAGCTAAGATTCAGTGTAGCCCTTTCTAAATGTGTACAGGCGAGTTAAGGGATTCCAGATTTCACGAGAGTAATGACTCAGAGAAGCTGTACACAAAGTGTATTGAGAGGTCTAAGGGATTCTAATTTTTTCCGGAGCTATAGGAAAGAGGAAGTGCTGTACAGTATTTGGACAGGGTACACCCGCCTAGTCTGCAAATTGCCTGATTTTTATGGTCCTGCAGACAGGAGCGCAGCGACTGCAAGTCATTGATCCGACAGGATCTCATGTTATTAAGTGAACAGCGTGAACGATTTATTAATGGGAGCAGCGCGACCACTAGAATGAAGAGCGTAGCGATGAATATATGTTATAGAGTGAACGAAGTGAACGGATATTAAATGGGAGCGTAGCGACCACAATTATAGCGCCGCAGGCAAATTTTTAATTTTGTTATAAGGTGTAATATAGTTGTGTATATTGTGAAATATGATATAATTAAATTGTAGGAAGGATGTAGTTAAGGAGTTAAAAATCAAAGAGAGGGTGACATCATGAAGAAAGAAAACGAGAGTGCAAAATCGGAAATGGAACTGCTGCTTGAAGAGATTGCGGCTTTGAAGGCGGAGCGCGAAGAGCTGGTCAAGAAAGTCGGCGAGAAAGGTGAAGGTCGGAAAGAGCAAGTCGTCAATCTGATAAGGACAAATGGTCGGATTAGCATCAAAGATATTGGCGAAGCGATCGGCATTAGTGAGCGCAATGTGTCGAGTCAGTTGTCATATCTTCGTAAGGATGGTTTGAAGTTTGGAAAGGATTCAAAGGGCCGGATTTATGAGGAAAAAGAGGAATGATTCTTAGATAGGAATGAGCCGCAGATAAGAATGATTATCTGCGGCTTGTTCTTTTGCTGGGTATTTAATCATTTGGTGAAATACGCTGATGATAGTGATTATTAATATTGCAAAGGTATTTAGTTATTTAACTACATTGCTATTTAATTAAATAACTATACTGGATGATAGTGTTCTTGGAGGGCTCGGCTTAATCATGACACCCAGTATGATCACACTGGATGATAGTGCTAATGAAGAGCCCAGCATTATATTATCCCAACCTAGCAACGTGGTGATGATAGTCCCCGCAAGTCTTGTCTAAGAGCTTAGCTGTGTCGATTACCGCGGTGACACACTAACTTCGCGAACACACCAAAGTTCCAGTATCAACGTGATAGTGCTGCTGGAGAGCTCAGCTCCATTATCCAGTAGAGTCATACTGGGTCCGATGAATAAAGCACAGCACCTAGCATTATTACACCAGATGCTGTAGAGCTTTACTTTATAATCATGCTACATCATGCTACATCATGTTACATGATGTTACATGATGTAACATTACATTACATTTCGACAATTTTAACATCTATCCAAGTGTCATAGTTGGTATTGTTTCGTAGTATAATGATGTACTCTTTAAAGTCGTTATGCACGTGAATTACAAATAACTCAATATCGCTTTGTTCTAGTGGTACTGCATCAGTATAATTAATATCTGGAAATTGTCCACGTAGTTTATCTACTTCTGCTAATAACCAGGTAGGTATATTCATAGTGTTTCTCCAGTACTAAGTTTTAATTAAGCAGAAGAAGTTTCTGCTTTTTATATAATATATTATAATATATTTTAACGCAAAAGTAAATTCTTTTTTATCCAGGAATTAAATTAATATTACTGGAGTTGAGGATCCTGCGCAGGAGCACATCATCCCCGCAAATCTTGCCTCTCGGCATCACTGACTCAAGGACCTCGCAAATCTTGCCTCTCGACATCGCTTACTAAGATACTTGCAGACTCGGTAATCCAATTGTGTCAGCTAAGCAGCAAATCTTGCGGGGCCCAACGAAAACCCAGAATGTATCTTAAAATCGAGCTACACCGTTCCGTCATTTGAAGAGCTTGGTCGAATCAATTTGATATTCGCTTAGTCTAAGTATCTGATTTTACTAGTATAAGAGTTTATCGGTTGAATAGTTGAATAAAAATGCTTATCCAGAGAGTATTTACGATATGTTATGTTCGTAGGATATTCAGGGCCTATTCGAGCATACTATTCATCTTTTATAAGTATATAATATTATTACGTATATTTTAAAATATGTTGAATAGCAGATAAAATACAACATAAAACATATTTTTTTTCTAAAAAAAGTATAAACTAAGTGGAAAAAAAGCAGCTTATTCGACGCGTCCAAATTTATCTAATTATTTCATATACTTAGGCCCTACAAATCAGCCCGTGAATATAAAGCGAACTCGCTTTTTCCATTTTTTCTTAATTATATTATATACTTAGGCCTAGAGCGATTTGTTTTGGCCCAATATACCTAATTCGTGCATACTCTCAGTCTCAACTTACTCTCACGTTCCGCCTACCTTAGCCTTGTATTATGCTTATCCACACTCCGCTTCTCTTATTAATTTATTCTATATAGGTATACTTTTTCGATTCATCTTAATTATTATCGTTTACAAAAGAGACTCTCCATGCTATAATATCGATTGAAAGTGAGTGATCCTCACTGTGAGTGAATACCCTGCGCTGTAGGAGGCGGTCTTGATTTGGCGGCTTAAAGTACTATCATGAACCAAGTCGTCAAATCAAGACATTTATTCAGCCTACACTCTCCTGGTTAAGCTCATTTAATCAATCAGCTTCATGTTACACCGAACAAACAAACTCCTACATCATTAAACATCAACAGAAAGGACGCGCATGGCACACCTCACAGTAGATCCTAGCACTATTCCGCTTTCTTTACAATCTGCACCCTTCTGGCTATTGTGGTCTCCTCAACCACATCCGAAGATACCTAATAAAACTTTAAAGAAACCTATCCTGGGTAAGGACTGGCCGACTAAACTCTTGCCCTTTGAAGATGTACGATTCCGAGTCGGTAAGACTCTCGGCCTAGGTTTTGCATACACCGAAGATCATCCATTTGTCTGTATTGACGTCGACGAATTTACTCCTGAAAATCTCTCCCTGGTCAAGTCCCTTGATTCATACACTGAGGTTTCACCGAGCGGCATGGGTTGTCATGTAGTTGTCGAAGTGACTGACAAAGCGACTATCATCGCTGAATATGGCAAGGGTAAGCGTAACACTACCAATAAACGTGATCTCTTTATATCGACTGGCTTTGTTACAGTGACCAACAATATCGCGGATGACAATCCTCTGCCGGTCCGAGTCATTGAGTCTACAACCTTACTCAGCATACTTGAAGGCTTATTTACTACACAACGTCACGTTGACCAAACAGAGCAGCAAGACTCTGAAGCCTCTCCACCTACCAAGTCTTCTAAGTCGACTGAGCCTCTCGCTATTCCTTATGTTAAGAGTCTGCTTAACCGGCTTCCAGTACAATGTTTAACTGACGATATCTTTGACCGCGTCTCAAAAGGTGAGTCCGCGGTTCTTGATCTCAACTGCACAGATGAAGCACGCACACCTTGGTTAATCATTGGTCAAGCACTTCATCATGAGTACTCCGGGTCCCTTAAAGGCTTCTCTCTCTGGGTAGAATGGTCTCGATCAGGGAATAAGTACGATCCTGACTCAGCAGATGCTGTGTGGCACTCATTCAATGATAAGAATACTGACAACCCTATAACCATCGCGACTATCATCAAGCTCGCTGATGCTCAATTCCCGTCTTATCCTGACGTTGATAAGAAAGGTCGGTTAAAGGGTACTATTGATAATTTTCACACTTATCTTAGGTTTACGGGTATCAAACCTGTCGTCAATGAGTTACTTATGCAGATGGATGTAATCATACCTCCATCTAAGCAAGCAGACTGGGGTATGCCAACTTCTAACGCATCTCTTGATCAAATCACGAGTCTCATTGGCTCAGACTTCTTAAAGATGAATACCATCTCTGGTAGCTTTACTGACCGACGCATATTTAATTATCTTGGTGCTGTTGGTAACACAAATTTCATAAATCCTATCAAGGATTACTTTAATAATCTTACCTGGGATGGGCAAGACCGCATAACGGCTCTCATGAATACTATCGAGGTTATGCCATCTCATACTCGCTTTTTGTCATCATATAAAGTCTTTTTACAAAAATGGCTGATTCAAGTCGTAGCTGGTGCGTGCCACGATCCTAAGGACCAGTCAGTCATGCTTAACCAAGTCCTTATCTTTACAGGCTCGCAAGGCATAGGCAAGACTAAGTGGGTACAGTCTCTCTTTCCTAAGGCCCTCATTCACTACTGTGACGCGAGTAAGGACCTCAAGCTCGGCAAGTTTAAAACTGAGAGCACTAAGCTGACCATGGAGCTCAGCAACTCTCTAATCTGTAATATCAATGAGATAGACACTCTGTTCACCCATAACACATTCTCCGAGTTCAAGGAATTCCTTGACGCAACGACTGAAAAGAAGGTTCTACCTTACGGGCGGCATCAAGTGGAGATGACCAGACGTACCTCTTTCATTGGGTCTACAAACCTACAATCTTTTCTCTCTGACTCTCAAAATAGACGCGTGCTACTTATACACACAGCCTCGCTAAACTTCAAGCATAACATTGATCTTGACCAGTTATGGGCTCAGGTCCATCATCTCTATGTCACGGGTGAGCCGTGGTGGTTCTCTCAACTAACTGAAGAGACACGTTATCCTCAAGCCGTCCAAGACCGTGACTACATCAACGCGCGAGCAAGACTCATGGCCGATGAAGCGGTAGCCGATGACTTAGATGATTTCTTTGACACCACTGCGCCTATTGACCAATGGACTAAGCTTACATTACGTGATGTACGCGCGCTTATTGGGCTGGGTGGTGAGACACGTAAATCAGGTGGCAACTCACTATCACAGCGTCTGTTCAAGCAGACATTCCTAGCGTGGCTCGGACAACTGCCGCATACTCCTCCGCCTGAGAAGGGCGCACATGCTAGATCACGTACGTTCTACTGGGTACCCCCATCCAGAGGTACTCAGACTCCGGTCGGCGCTCTTATGTTTGACACTCATCAACCCTCAACTCAGGTTCAATAACTATGACTACTCCAAATATCTATAATTGTATTACGCCGCGGCTATATAAATCTATAGCGTACACGCTTAAAGTAATTAATGATCCTCAGACTGATGAAGACTTCGCTAAAGCCTTACGGAAATTTATTGACAAATACCTTGACCGTCAAGACGCTAAACTTGATATGCCCGCAGTTACTAAGTATATCACGCAAATTGAGAGTATCTTCGACACCGCAGCGCCTCTTGATCAATGGCAAAAGATGACGGCCGCTGATATTCGAAGAGCTCTAGGTATTCCTCGTAATAGCCCTAGTGGCAATGACAAGGTGTCGAGAGACCTTAAAAACGTGTTCTCTTTCTGGCCAAGACCAGAGGGTCTACCTCCTGATATACCGGCTCAGTATACGCGAGGCTGTGTCTATTATTGGATGCCGCCACTAAAATCATAAATACTATCACCTGGCCATGCTACTCTTAGTGTGGCCATTGTTATTTCCAGCCTACACCAATTTCACTTTTGGAAAAGAAAGTATTTACTTTGGTGACTAATTAGTTTATAATTAATTATAAAGAAGAAATACAGTCTATAATAAATTAATTATGGTGGAGGCTAAAGTGAGAATAATATCATTTGAGAGACAGAAAAAGCAACCCTTAGTATATTGGTCTGATCGTCTGAATCGAGCAGGCTATCTTGTCAAGCGACGAGATGCAGTCACGACTGAAGATGGATTCAAGACTCGTGTGGTCGTATGGTTCACGAAGCTTGATGAAGATAAACTTCGGACATTAACCTCTATAGACATAACAGAGGGCCAAGTCACAAGCTCCACACTGGTCAACACGACCTTCGGCTTATGCTGTCCTAAGTGCCGTACAAATGAGTTCATTCATAATCAAGTAGACTTTCACCTGAAGAGTATTAGAGACCAAGCCAGATTTAATCTTGACGAGTTTGGCTATTACTGCAGAAAATGCGGAACCTTAAGTTGAAGGAGATGAATAATGATTACAAGCATAAAAAGATCTGACATAGATAACACAGTTACTATCACCACGCTGTGTCCATTCTGCCGAGCGTTGAACAAAGTAACTGTTGACTATGACCAGTATATGGTGTGGCAGCGTGGTGCAATGATTCAGCGCGCAATGCCTAAAGTCCCGGCCAGAGAGCGCGAGCTCCTCATCACTGGCATCTGTGATGACTGCTTTCCTAAGGAGGACGAATAATGAGATATGAATCCGCTAAATCAGAAAAAGGCAATACTGGCGTAAGTTATAAGTCTCAAGAGCTCGCAGATAAACAAGCCTGTAAGATGGATAACATGAACTGCACGGACTGCACGGACTGCACGAACTGCACGAACTGCATGGACTGCACGGACTGCGAGAACTGCACGAACTGCACGGACTGCACGGACTGCACGGACTGCACGGACTGCATGAACTGCACGGACTGCATGAACTGCACGAACTGCACGAACTGCATGGACTGCATGGACTGCATGGACTGCACGGACTGCGAGAACTGCACGAACTGCAGGTACTGCATGGACTGCACGGACTGCGAGAACTGCACGAACTGCAGGTACTGCACGGACTGCACAGACTGCACGAACTGCAGGTACTGCACGGACTGCACGGACTGCACGGACTGCACAGACTTCAAAGAGAACCCCGCAAGGTATCTTAAACAATCTATCGGAAGCCGAAATGCAGACGTCACAACATACTGGTCAAAGGGTCTTGTTCAAGTAGTTTGCGGATGCTTCCGAGGTGATTTGAATCAGTTTCGTGAAGCTGTTACCCAGAGACACTTAGGCACCAAATTCTTTGATCAATATATGATTTATATCAGCACCATTGAATACTTAATCGTTCAGGAGAAACTCTATGTGTGACTGCAATACGGCTTCAGTAACTAAGTATCTTCGGTCGCATGTAATAGCGCCAGGTGTATCCCGTACATATAAGTACCACGGATGCGCTTGGTGTGGTGAACCTATCGGTCCTGTTGAGACGGTGGATAACATCACGAACCGTGTACCTACCGTGTTTCCACCATCTTACGATGTCAGGGCTAATCGCTGCATGTCTGATCAAAACAGTGATGCACCTGGCGTTAACCCATATGCTAATCTTTATAGTCCCTTGGAGGAAGACTAATGCTTCGTGAAATACTGTTCCGTCTCAGCTCAGATGTATTTTATGATATATCATCCTGGGCTTCAGCGTCTAAAAGATACCCTACTCCGCGTAGGCTTAATGCGAAACAGGCGTGGAAGAAACGTGGTAAGACAAGGAGAGTAAAATGAGATGCGTTAAAACAGGATTAAAGTTCCAAGTGCATCCAGATGTCATCAACACTTATACTGGTGACCTGTTCTATTGTGGGTCACTCAACTGTCTCTTGCTTAGAGGCATATCAAGCGGCACAATGGAAGTTACACCTCACGTAATATTCGAAGCTGACTCAGATATATTTAAGGTCACTGAGAATTCTTACGCATTTGCTAGTTGGTGGGGTGAATGGAACAGAGGAATAGATATGCAGTTACCCTGTATTATTGATGACACAAGATTCTTTAATTGACTATCATCTCAACTGAGCAAGGAGACAAGTGTGCAGAAGATATTAGAACGACGTGCAAAGGCCCGAGCTAAACGGGCTGAGTTAAAGGCTAAAGGACTCTGCGTAGCATGTCAAGGTCCTACTGAGGCGGGTCATACGTTTTGTAATGACTGTGGTGTAGTACATCGCATTTATGAACGGCAGCGCCGAGGCTTTAATCCCCATATTCCGATGAGTCCCGGCAGACCACCAATTTATCCAGGCGAGGGAGAATAAACATGTATTGTGTACAAGCAACACCGGAGCAAATCGCTAAGATCGTTGATAAGTATCTTAATCCTCGAGACTGTAAAGATATTAAAGTCGGCACAGAAGACAAAGAATGTTTCTACATACGGATTAAGCACACTAAGTACGGCGCTATAAGTGACTTTAAGCTTGACTCTGCGCGAGCTACTTTCTTTCAGCTTGAAAAGGGTGACACGCGTTATGCAGTCAACTACCCGGCGGGCGAGTTACTTCAGAAGCTTATGTACATCGGTCATAAAGTTATAGCTGACTGGAAAGCAGGACCAGAGCTTTAAATCAACTAAAACAAGGACTACGAGGACTATGAAGAGAAGACTAACTAAGTCGCAGTTTAAAGAGATGGAGCCTTCGAGATTTACTCGCTTCATTAAGGATGAGCTGATGCCAACCCCTAGAAAACCAGGATCAGGTATCGCCGTTATATTTCCGTATGACCTACGGTCAAGTCTTGACGACAAGTGCAATAACACGGTGTTACGCTGGGTCGCGTACGTCAACAACGCGGGCACTCTCTGTCACGTTGTCAGCCCTGAAGCGGAGATACTTATTCGTCTGTCATTTAAAAAGTATCCCATAAAGAATCTTCCTATTAACTATATGCGTATCGCTATCATCGCGCGTATCGAAGGCTGGGTGAAGCTATGATGAAGAAAGCACCTCCTGTAGAAAACTGGGATGGGAGAAAATGGATGGCCTGTTTCAAGACCCCGATCGGCACGTGGAGTCCTTTATTTATATCCAAGGATAAGCGGGCCACGATGGATAAAGCCAAAGCTCTTTCAATCGAGCATACCCGCATGGTCTATGTTAAAGAGTACATCAGAGGCGCCGACCCTGCAATTGATCAAGAGTGGCGTGATGTATTTTACAGAAAATGTACACGTACCGAAACCGCGCGGCAAAGAGTTACTTCTGTAAACACTGTGGTCGTAAGAACCTGATATAAGGAGAGCTCATGGGTCAGCAAGCTAATATGAATCGAACCAAAGAGGTCTTCGAGATATTAACACAACTCGATGGGGTCTCTGGTATATGGTATGACTTTATGTCAGACTCTATCGGGGCCTACGAGCATAATACTCGAGCACTCTCTCTGGTCACAGACTTCGGTATAGACAATGGTTATTCCCTCAAAATATTAATAGGAGTTCAAGATGGCTATGATGACAAAGCGCACAACCTCTTCCAACTCTGGAGATAGCAAGATGCTCAGCCTTTTCTTAGCTATATTTGTGGTATGCCTTATCGCAGGTTACTATGTATGGGAGTTACCAAAGACACCGCAACCTGTTGTCCAGAAGTATAAGTATATGGTCCACTGTAGCGAGAGTGTCCGTGTAGAGTATATCGCTACTGTACAGCTACCTATTGAGGAGGTATGCAGATGATGACTGAAGATAAAGCAAGAACCAAGTGGTGTCCGCATCATCGAGGCAACTATGGTACTAACTTTGAACACGATCCTGTTAATAAACAATATTCTCATCCAGGGTGTATAGGACCTGAGTGTATGATGTGGCGCTGGATTGCTAAAGGCGAGGGCGACTGTGCTCTCAAGTATCTCGGTGAGGTGTACAAATGATCCAACTCGACATCAAGTATAATGGTCTTCTTAAGGTACAACTCACAATTGCCGCCTCTGCCACAAAGGGCGACGATATAATATTAACCCATACATCTATATCAGATACCGGAGCAGCGAAGATGTCGACTAAGGTCATCTCTTCTGCAGACTCTGACAAGCAGATCGACGGCCTGTTTGACTACATCAAGGCAATGGTATAGCTACTATCACGCACAGAACCTTAAACCTTTGAGTCGGAGGAACTAACATGAAGAATCTATTCTATTTTCTGGCCGCATTTATCACCGTGTTTAGTATAGTATTCGCAATATATGGACCGAAGACTCTAGCGTTCTCAGGAGACTTCCAAGCGTACACCAAGATTCACAGAGATATTAATTCACTCTCTGGGAAATAAAGAGTTTACTTTTGCATAAAACTGGTGTATAATTAATTATAAAGAGTGAGAAGTTAATCTCACGAACACTAAACACCATAACGCGGAGGTTCTATGAGCGCAATATCTCGAGTAACAGTTGATACTGGTTGCCAAGTCTGTAATGCCGAGTACATCGACTTTGTATATGACGCTCGTATGCGTGTAGGTATGTGGGCGTATATGTGTGAAGACTGCTTCAATGAATACGGCATTGGACTAGGCCTTGGTAAAGGCCAAAAGTACGATACCAAAACCCTTCAAAAAGTGGAAGGCTGATATGGAACTGGAATCAGTAAAAGCGGTTACTCTGTTTTGTTGGCGCGACCGGAACGGAGTATTCCATCCTATAAATACTATGGAGACTCGACATCTATACTACACGCTCTTGATGATCTGGAATCATTCCGCGCCAGAGCACTTGAAGTACCGTCCCTTTAATGAGTATACCTTTAACAGCTTCTACACAGCTGAGTACTTCTTGGAAGCTGTTAAAGCTATAGTACCTGAACTACAAACCCGTAAATTGCCCGATGCTTGGGCCGCGCGGCTTATGAGTATGTCTATGGCACTGCATGAATACTCAGCTGCGCCATTACAAATTCCACAAACTGAGGAGGACCGTTGATATGACTATGACTCCTTCAGAGCGAGTTAAACAACATCGATTAAAACGTCGTGCGGAAGGACTCTGTGACCGCTGTGGCAAACCGACAGAAGATAGCGCGTTCCGATGTAACGAATGTGGAATTAAACACCGAATCAGGATGAGGGAAAGACAAGGCTGTAACCCAACTATGGATGAGTCTCGGTGCAAGTATCACGGCGAAGAGCTTGTCTTAAAATCGTACCGTGTAACGCGATATGTAGAAGAATCAATAACTGTTGTAGCTCAAACAATCGCAGAAGCTTTAAAAACTGCAGAAACCAGTACCGACGATTATAGTAGGCACGTTATAAAAGTCCGTGCTAGAAAGATACTTCCACAAATTGAGGAGAATGACAAATGACTGTTCAAGAACTGCAGGAAATCGGTAAGATCGTAGCTACCGCAGGTGGAGACGCCAAGGACATGATGCTTTTATTCTTAGCCTCTGATATCGGCGTCAACCTACTCTGGGCTGGTGTATTAGTTTTATTCTTCTGGCTGGTATATAAAGTTGCTGTACAGTTTATGATTGCAAGCGACTTTGAGCGAGATCTAGCTGAAGCTTTGGAAACAAATTTCCTCGACCGCGCGGATCATAAAAAGATTGTAAAGATGATTCAGCATGCTGTAGCGAGTGAAAGGGAGGAAAATGATATTTAACATCAGATTTAGAATCGGCAAGAACAGACTTGGCGCGGGCTCTCGGTACTCATTAAGAGAACTCTGCGTCAGCATTATCGATCGGTACTCTTTAACAGAGACCGAAGTCTGTACTATAGTAACCCTTCAAGTCGACGAGACATGGAGTAACGAAGACTTAGAGGTTCGGCGTATTAAATAATCTAACAACAAGGACTACACGGAGAACAGTAATGTACCGGATTGAATCTTTATTTTGGCACCGCGGTTATAAGTGTGTAACGATATTCACTGATATGGGACACCGTTGCGGATACGTAGCAGTAGGTCCTGAGCATCCACTCTTCGGAATCCCGTATAACCAGAATTTACAGTCAAAGGAGTTACTTCAGGAACTCCAGCATTCTTCAATAGGTAAGCGCGGAATCATTGATGTCTTCTGCTGGAACGGCGAAGAGACGCGACTATCACTCTTGGTTAATGTACACGGCGGGCTTACGTACTCCTCATCTACTCCAACGGGTAGGTACCCTATGCTTCATATCAACGAAGAATGGTACTTCGGTTTTGACTGCGGCCATTATATGGACGCTAAAGAAAGTCACTTGGTTGAGAAGTATTTTAGCAAAGACCGTGCGGATATTCTTCGAAAATATTTCAGCTTTAATGACGGGTTTGTCCGGTCTCTTGAGTACGTAAAAGAAGAGTGTATCAGCCTCGCGGATCAACTCGAGTGTATCAAGGATACGTTGATCGAGACTCGAGTACAAATAGCGTAGTTAAACAACAAACACAGTTATCACAAGGAGAACAAATGACTGAAGAACGACATGCACGGTTCAGTCCGAGCAAGTTACCACGTATTATTCAATGCCCTGGCTCAGTAAAGATGTGTGAGAATGTACCCCGAATGCCGTCATCATCTGATGCGCAAGAGGGTACGTATCTCCACTCTGTAGTAGAAGACTACTTGACCAGGGATGAGTACTCAGTCTCGACGGTCCTGCACAAGGACCCTCTGAAGCACGTAGAGTTCAGAGACGCTGTTGAAGAGATCCTTGATTGGGTCTTTGCCCTAAAAGCGCAACACTCTGGTCAAGAGACAACTGAGATGATCGAGACTCGGCTGTCCTGTAAGGACTTTGAAGAGCATACGGGTTGTAGTCTACTCGATGAAGTAGAGGGTACTGTTGATTACATCTTCTCAGTCAACCGTATCTTATATGTATGTGACTGGAAGTTCGGCAAAGGTATCATTGTTGATCCGTCTTCAAGTCAGCTTCTCGGCTATACAGCTGGTGCACTCAAGTCGCCTGCTAATGCTGAGAAGTACGATAAAGTTGTCTGTGTTATCGGGCAGCCTAGAGGACACAACGAGGATCACTTCAGACAGACTGAGTACACTGTGCCTGAGGTGCTTCGTTGGATCAAGCATACACTATCACCGGCCCTGCAAGAGACTCTCGCGGATTATCCGATCCTCCGACCGTCTGTTGACGCATGTCGCTGGTGTGATGTGAAGATGACCTGCCGTGCGCGCCTCGCAATGGCAAACGAGATCGCGTCTCAGGTGTTCAAGATCTACGCAGAGATTCCAGATCGGGTCCCTCTGGCCGAGCTTTCAGAGTTTCTTGTGAAGGCTCCTGTCCTTGAGTCATATATCAAGGACATCAACAACTATGCTTTTAACATCATCATCGCAGGAGGTGAAGTCCCAGATCATAAAGTAGTACGTGGTCGCAGTAACCGCACTTGGGAAAACGAGACTGTCGCCCGCCAAGTTCTTGAAGAGCATGGCTACGATGTCTCCGAGCTGAGTGAAGTCAAGTTCTTTGGGCCCGCCAAGGTTGAAAAGGTTCTGAGTAAAGCTGACCGTCAAGCCGAGTTCTTTAAGAACCTGATCATCAAACCCGAGGGTAAACTCACTCTGGCTAACGTCTCAGATAAGCGCGAGCCAGTTAAATTTCAGACCGCTGAGGAGGTCTTCGCTAACCTCGCGATTACGGAGGATTAACATGTCACCGCCATACTTGAAAGACATTTCCATCAAGACCGCGCTTAAGCGGCTGATGGTACTCGCGAAGGGTAAGGCCTGCTGCGTTGACCATAATGCATGGTACTACTCGCATGAGGGTAAACTTATGGATCATCCGAACAAACGTGTTTATATTGCGGATATGATTGGGGCAGACGGTTTATTTAGTGAGTATCATAATACATTTCGTGAAGCTCTCGACGACATAGCTTCACGTATAACAGACTTGCAGGTCGAAGTCGCGCAGGAGGAAACAACAGAATGCTAACGGCTGTAATACTGATCGGGCTTTTCTACGTGGCTTATACAATGTAAAAGGAGGTGTTAAATGGAATTAACGCATTTTCAGATGTACGTGATTACACGGGTGGATACAGTCTGCTTTTTATCTGGTCTTATTGGAGTTTTAGGTTTAGCCAGCGTCCTTATATTTGGTATAGTCGAGCTCGTAGAAGACGACGTATGGCCCCGCATTATTAATAAGTGGATAAATATATTCATAGGAGCCATACTGCTGTGCATAGCTATACCTACAAAGACTGATATAGCTTTGATCTATGCTATTCCGGCTATAATAAATAATCAAGACATTCAAGCAGTCCCACCAGAGTTAGCAAAGCTAGCTCGCATGAAACTCGAGAAGATGATTAAAGACGCGACAAAAACTGAGTAACTAGGCCGCGCAAGATGGGCCCGCTAAGTACAAAATTTTGAACCTTTTATTTTTCAGTTTTGAAAAATAATTGTTTACTTTAGCTTAGATTTAGACTATAATAAGTTATACGAAAGTGAGGAAGACCCTCACTAATTACACAACCACACAATAATCTGGAGGAACGACCATGAGTGAGAAAGTTAACCGCCGTGAACAAGTTAAGGAACTGATCGAGACTGGTGAGTATACCAAAGCCGAAATCGCTGCCAAGCTGGAAGTCAAAGATGCGAGTGTTTCATCTCAGATGACGTATCTGCGGTGGATGGGCCACTTCATCGTCGCTGATGAGAACAAGAAGCTCCGCTTTTGTACTGAGGACGAGTATAATGCCCAACAGGAAGTTGTCCTTGCCAATCGCAAAGCCAAAGCTTCTACCAGCGCCAAGACTCCGCAAGAGCAGGCCGACGCACTTGCCAAGACTCTCAAGACCCAGCGTGCTGCGTACGCCAAGGCTCAGGCCAAAGTTGACCAGGTTAATGCTGATATCGCTGAAGACCCGGATGACGAAGAGCTTGTCGAGCTCAAGGAAGAGGCCGACGCTAATGCTACCCTGCTGCGCATCAAGATCAAGCGTAACGAGGCCGCTGCTGCCAAGTTGCCCGAGCCCAATGTCGTTGCAGATGTTCCTGAAGACGATACAGATCCTGACGGAGACGACGAGCTCCTGTAAAATGTAAACTGTAGTTTCACAGCCCATGACTATAACCCCTTTCGCGAGCAATCGTGAAAGGGGTTTTCCTAGTAGGAGGAAGTAGAATGCCAAACGTCCAGTCGTACGACAAAATGAGTATCGAGCTCATGCAAGCAACTCCTTATCCAGCGGAGATGGTTGCTCTTGCTCAGAGTATTACCATGAATGCCCAAGCAGATGCGGAGATTCCAAAGTTCACCGCCGCAAAAGCTAAGTTCTTAATCAACGCCGAACACACATCCTTGTTCGAGCACGTAGTTTATACGTTCCTTATCCAGGGTGTATCAAGGTCATTTCTCGCACAAATCACCCGTCAACGAACTGGGTCCCCGACAAGTGGGTCTCAGCACTACCAAGATTACTCAGACTACCCATGCGTCACCGGCAATGTATCGCCCACTGCACAAATTATAATGCAGAGCGCCTTAGATGCTACATACAAAGCATACGGTGATCTGCTTAAGCTCAATGTTCCTCGGGAAGAAGCCCGTCAGGTTTTACCTAACGCTGCTGCGGTTAATTATTTATGGACCATAGATGCCCGTAACCTCATGTTCTTCTTGCGCCAGCGTACCTGTAATCGTAATGTAGACGAGATGCAGGTGTTTGCTGAGCGGGTACTATCACTGGTACACGGGCATTTTCCTGAGTTGTTTTGCCATGTAGGGCCTCAGTGCTACATGGATACTTGCAAACAAGGCTTCTTGCAATGTGAAGCTCAATCCTGGAATCCCTGAGAGGTCTACTATGCAATGCTTTTACCATAAGTCAGACCTCGATGGTCATTGCTCGGGGGCTATAGTAAAGCAATACTTCCCGACATGTGAAATGATCGGCGTAAACTACCTAGATACCGTAGACCGCGCTAAGGTCAGCGATATTACTTTTGTTGTTGATTTTTCATTCTCTCCAGAAGACATGGCGTTCTTAGCAGATCATTCTGAGCTCCATTGGCTTGACCACCATAAGACCGCTATCGAGAAGCTTGAAGCGCTGAGAAACGTAAAAGGTATTCGTGAAATAGGCCGCGCGGGTTGCGAGCTTACCTGGGACTATTTAGTAAATAGCCAGAACGCTAATCTCGCGGTTCATTTGCTCGGTCGGTATGACGTCTGGGATCATTCTGATCCTCGTACTTTACCGTTTCAGTATGGCATGCGAACCTTTGAGGATACTCGGCCAAACAGTAATATCTGGACCGATATTTTTGAAGATAAGAATCATTGTATTGCTGAAATCATTGAACTCGGCAAGACAATTATTAAGTACGAAGATAAGCAGAATGCTATGTATGCACAGGGTATGGCATACGACGCGGTGCTCGAGGGCTTGCGTGTCGTCGTTATTAATAAAGCCTACGCGAACTCCAAAATCTTCGACTCCGTCTATGACCCGGAGAAGCATGACGCTATGGTCCTATTTGGTGTCAAGCCGGGTGAATTTAAGTACTCAATTTACTCTGTAAAACCTGACATCGATGTATCTACTGTCGCTATTAAATACGGCGGAGGTGGACATAAAGGCGCAGCCGGTTTTTACTCAAAGACTCCGGTGGTATAATGAATGAGCTTACACTCTATAAAATGATGGGCCAAGTTGTAGCACAAGCTAACCTTCGGGGTGTTGTGTTTCAAGACTTAACACCAGAAAAGAAGCTACAGTACGCTAATGAGTGTGTCTTAGCTCTTAGTGTAGAAGTCGGCGAACTTGCCTCCTCCTGGCCATTTGCTTCATGGAAAACGGGGTCTATAGATCGGGATAATATAAGCCGCGAGATTATAGACTGTTTTTTCTTTTTAATCAACATCGCTAAGTGTTTTGACTTTGACGCATTTGACCTTCAGGCCCGCTTTGAATGGGTCTTAGCGAACAACCTGAAGCGTATGGCCAGTGGTGAACATAAGGAGGTATTTCCTGATACGAAAGCATCGACACCGGCGTTAGCCACCACTATCACCTCTTAATCCTGTGTGGATTAAACCCCGAAATGCCGGACATGAGTCCCTCGCAGGGGTGCAGCATCTTTTTACTACTAGGACAACAACGTTAATAATCTTCATTACAAGGACTAATCATGATCACAAGTGTATGTAGAATTTCTTTTCCCGCTCTTTTTGAACCGAAAGCCAACCCTTCAGGCGCCTTGAAGTACTCCTGCTCCCTCCTTATTCCTAAGTCGGATGTAGCTGGTGTTGAGGCCGTTAAAAAAGCCGTTGATAAGGCCATCGAGCAGGGCAAAGAAAAGCTTTGGAAGGGCAAGGTTCCTAAGTTTCGTTACGAACCTCTGCGCGACGGTGATGCTGAGCTAGCATCTGGTGAAAAAACTTCCAAAGAGTACGAGGGCCATTACTTTCTCAACTGTGCTGCCAATACTGCTCCTGGTGTTGTAGGCCCGGATGCTAAGCCCCTCTTTGACCAGGGTGCCATCTACGCCGGCTGTTACGTCCGCGCTGATGTTAATCCGTATCCCTACTCAAATAGCGGCAACCACGGCGTCGGCTGGGGTCTCAACAATGTCATGCTCGTGCGTGAAGGTGAGCGCCTCGACGGTCGTCAGAAGGCTGAGGATGCGTTCGCAGGATTCACAGAACCCGAAGCCCTGTCACAGGGTGGTTTTGGAGAAGACGTACCGTTCTAAGTAGCCCACAGCTGATGTAATATCCCGTAATAAGAAGGGCCCTGCGAGAGTAGGGTCCTTTTTCATGGCAATAAATATACACTTTTAGAAAGGAGAAATATGCCACCTCTAGTACAAAAGCTACCACACCAGTCTTGTACAGAAGATATTGTTGGCTTCTGCGCGGGCTGCGATAACCCTAAAGCAATATTCAGGTACAGGTATAACTGCGTTAATAAAAAATATCAGTATGTCTGTATATTCTGTAATACTACGCGTACCGAACCTACTACGGTTAATAAAATTTTTCCAGCTCTTGACGACACATATAAAGACTTTATGCCGCCTGACGAAAACAAGCTCGACCAGGGTAAGTATATGGCCGGAGTCCTTGAGGATTTTCTACCCGCACTTAAAGAGGTGGCCAAGCTCGGGTCTATGAATAACAAGCCTTTCGGCAAGTATAACCGAGGGTCATGGATGCTTGTTGAGGACGCAGAGCAACGGTACCTCGACGGCTTTTGGCGACATATTAACGAGGGCCGGTTTAACATTGACCCAGAGTCTGGTATGCCACACGATGTTGCGATTTGCTGGAACAGTCTGGCGTTAATCTGGTTTAGACTTAAACGAGAGGGAAAGATATGAATAAGCTAGGCTTTGATAAAGATCAAAAAGCTCAGAAAAAAGCTTTAGAAGGTACCCATGTAAATATAGGCCCATGTAAAGTACCTCATTATCCAATTAATTCATGGGATAAAATCCCGGATGAAATTCACATGGAAGAAGTATGGAAATTAGTAGGACCACAAGTAGACAAGCATATTCAAATACATCCATTATGGAAAGTTTTCTGCGTGGTATATATTGAAGCACTTCAACATGGGATGGAAATTTCTAATAAGCCGGAGAAAAAGATATGAATACTACACCCCTAAGTTTCGAAGTCATTCATCGTAATCCCGGGCATTGGGACATCTATATTAGAGAAGGCCGCGCCTTTAGAATACGCGGGGGCCCTGGAAAATATAAAGCTATGGATGAAAGACAGAAGCCATATCCAGTAGTAGAATTCAAAACTATTGGAACATGCATGCAGTATATCTGTGATGCGCTGATGTTTGAGACTATTGTTGTTCAAGGTGAAAAGCCAACAGAAATTGCTTCATGGAATATTTAGACCGCTGGAGGAAGAAACAGTGAGTGACCTCTTCGTAGACTTTGAAACATATTCAGCCGTGGATATTAAGAAACGTGGTGGCATGAACTATGCCACGCATCCGTCAACTCAGATCGTCTGCATGGGCTACGCCTTTGACAAAGAACCAGTGTCGGTATTCACTCCTGCAGATGAGCTTCACCCAGATATAATTGAGCACGTACTCTCTGGTCAACCCGTGTATGCGCACAATGCCACATTTGACTATAGAATCTGGAACTTCATCGGCCACGAGCAGCTGTGCTGGCCACGACTATCACTTGGTCAGGTTATAGATTCGATGGCGCTGTGCCAAACATTTGGCGTACCTGCTAGTCTTCATAACGCAGGTGAAGCTCTTGGTATCTCTATGCCTAAGAGCGCTGACGGCCTCAAGCTCATAAAGCTCTGCTGTGTACCTACCAAGTCAGGGGTTCAACCTACACCTTGGGGTGTTAATGGTGTACACTTCGGCCGGCTTTATGAGTACTGCAAACGTGACATCGAGGCTATGCGTGAGATTGTCTACACTCTGCCTCGTAAGGTTCTTATTCCCAAGGAGCAGAGACTTTGGGAACTTACGTACGAGATGAATACAACCGGGCTGCCCATAGACTACAAAGCCATCGTAGCTATTCGTGACTATCTGGGTACATATGTCCTTAAAGCCCTTGAGTGTGTTCCTGAGAAGAGCGGTGGCGCGTTTAAGACACTTGGCCAGTTAGAGAAGATTAAAGCATGGTGCGGTGAAAACGGATTTCCTATGGATACTCTTGATGCCGCTGCTGTACAAGCAGGTCTTGACGATCCTAGTTGTCCAGAGAATGTTCGAGAGGTTCTTGAGATGCGGCAAGAGCTTGGACGATCCTCGACTGCTAAGTTCACAAAGCTTGCAGCTCAAGCACGTAAAGTTGGTGATCAATACTGGGTACATGACAATGTACAGTTCCATGGCGCAGGCCCTGGTAGATGGGCGGGCCGAGGATTCCAGGTTCATAACTTACCTAGAGCATCAGTCCCTAATCCTGAAGAGCGCATACAAGAGTTTCTGGAGGCGGTAATATGATTGAAAATCCGATTGGCACAGCAAAGGCTTTAATACGGCCTATGATCAAAGCACCGAACGGCTGCTCCCTCATCGTCTCAGACTACTCGGGTATTGAAAACAGAATCCTTGCGTGGCTGGCAGAAGACTACGAGACTCTCAACGATTTTAAGAACGGCATTGACCAGTATATTACAATGGCTGCTGCTCGGTATAACAAGTCTTATAAAGATATTTATGAAGGCTATAAAGCTGAAGACCCAGTTTGTGCGGCACAACGCCAAATGGGTAAGGTAATCGTCCTCGGGGCGGGTTACCAAATGGGTGCTAAGAAGTTTAAAGAGACCGCTAAAGTTCAGTTTGGCATGGAGGTTTCCCTAGATGAGTCAAGCATCGCTATTAAGTCTTACCGCGCCAAGTACTTCCTGATCGAAGAGCTGTGGTCAGGACTTAAGAACGCCGCAGCTCGTACGGTCATCTCTGGTCAACAGAGTACATATAAAAGGATTACCTTCGGCTTAGCCAAGGTTAACGGTATCCTCTGGCTAGCGATGAAGTTACCCTCCGGTAAATGTATCTACTACATGAAACCGCAGGTTAAAGATTTTCTTATCCCTGATTACGAATACATGGGACCAGTACCTACAGTCACCCACATGGGTACAGATCCTTACACCAAAAAGTGGGTACGTTTAAGATTAACCCCCGGCCGTATAACTGAGAACGCGACTCAAGGCTCTGCCAGAGAAGTAATGGGACAGGGAATGCAGAACATCAGAGACTTTATGCCTGAAGTAGAGTTAGTGGCAAGTGTGCATGATGAAGCTATGGGGATAATTAAAAACGAAGATATCACTGATACAACGATGGATACTTTTAATCGTCATCTGTGTAATATTGAATGGTGCCCTGACGCGCAGTTACAAGCTAAAGGGTGGATAGGACAACGTTACAAGAAATAGGAGACCAAATGATCGCAGCGGACGTAGGATTGACCAAGGAACAAGTTAACCGAGCAGCTCGTAATATGAGTCACTGGGTTAATGTAGCAAAGGACTTGTACGAGTCCAAGAATGAAGACCACATTCTTAAGCTCCTTTACATTGAGCTTAACACGCGGCAACGGTATTACATTATCCAGAGGATTTACGCACACTATAACTCAGTGCGGCGGAAGCGCGAGCTCGAGGAAATCCGTGCGTGGAATCACATGCTCACAAGTACCAAGAAACCTCTACTCGTGGAGGATTCTACAGATGTCCGAGTCGGAGAAAGCAACTGAGCGGTACTTAACCCTTGAAATTAAAAAGATTTTTGGCTTAAGCTTTAAGTGGTCCTCTCTGGCTAACCGTGGCGTGCCTGACCGCATATGCTTATTCAGCCCTGGTATCTTCGCTCTAGTGGAGGTTAAGTCAGAGGGTAAGAAGCCTACAAAGCTTCAGCAGTATACTATAGACATAATACGCAAAATGGGATTCCGTGTCGAGGTGATCGATACTAAGGCCGGAGTAGACCTCTTTATTCAATCTATAAAGGAGCAAATAAAATGCGTGTCGTTGACTACTTTAAGCAGCTAGAACAAGTCTCCGGTACTAACGCCAAGATTGCGGTACTTAGGCAAGCTGACAGTCTTTGTAAATGCGTACTGAGATACACGTACGAGCCTCTCTGGATGTACGGTATTAAACAATTCGAGTGTAGACCTAAAGGTAATCTGTATTATGAACGGACTACGGATTACGCATTTCTTCTCTTGGAGAGGCTCAGAAATGGCGTGCTGTCTGGCAATGCGGCCAAACAGGAAGTCGAATCATATATTAGTCAATTAGACAAACCGCATGGCGAGCTCTTTAAGAAAATCCTTCTTAAGGATCTGCGAGCTGGAATCAGTGTGACTACTATCAACAAGGCCATACCAGGTTTGATAAGTGTCTTTGGAACTATGCTAGCCAAGACTTACGACGGGCAGATGCCTGCATCTGGTCTTTATATGTCATTGAAGCTTGACGGCCTCCGCGCCATTCATAAAGACGGTAAGCTGTATACACGTAATGGTCACGTTATCCAGGGTGTAGGCCATATCACTGACGCACTATCTCGAATCAATTGGCCTTTTGATGGTGAGCTGATGGTACCTGGCGAGCATTTCCAAACATCGAGCGGTGCGCTCCGGTCTTTCGCGGACAGTCCTACCGCGGTCTATAATATCTTCGACGTTCCATTTACACAAGACCCCTTTCATATACGTTTGTCACAGCTCGAGAATATCAAGTCCCATCTTCCTGAGCCTCATATCGGGTTCGTTAAACATATCCTGGTTAAGGACAAAGACAAGGTCGCTGCTACGTTTCAGAAAGCCTTAGACAATGGTTATGAAGGCCTTGTATTAAAGACACCAAATCATATATACCAAACCAAGCGTTCCTCAGACTGGTTAAAGTTGAAGAATGTGCTATCCAAAGATTTACCCATCATTGGTTTTTTCGAAGGCCAAGGCAAGTACGTCGGCTCGTTAGGCGGTATCATCGTTGACCATAATGGTACCGCTGTTAAAGTAGGTGGCGGGTTTAGCGATGTCCTCCGAGATGCTATTTGGGCTAACCAAAGTGAGTATCTCGGTAAGACTGCGGAGACCCTTTACCACGAAGAGACTCCGGATGGTTCTCTTCGTCATCCAAGACTCAAGACCATCCGGGTAGATAAATGAGCAACAAATATCCTGCGTACTTTATTGCGCATACACCAACTCGAGCTATATTTTGCTGTGACGCACACGCTGTAAAGATTCGAGCACTCTTTGAGAATCTGGGATTACATATAAGAGTTGAGCGGATAGACGACGTACAGGTTTGTTCAAACTGTCGAAACAAGGCTCCTATTCATGTTCTAGAAAGTGTATAAACATAGGCCGGCCTGATTTTCATACGCTTCGAATACGTTTATCTAGACAAAATAATTGTCTCGTATAGAGCAATTATACACTTTAAGAAAGGAGAGTGTAAATGATACCCGCCTGCAGAAGATGTAAACATTATCGAGTGGAGTTTGGGTCCTGTCAGCAATCAAGAGGACATAGTGACCTAATCTCCGGCCATGTGTTCACTAATAATAAGGACGCCAAGGATATGCGATTTAGCGAGGCCTACTGTGGGTCTCGTGGTGTATGGTTTGAGGCTAAAGACTCTGTACCTGAGGGAGATTGATATGCCTGGCCTCATACAAAAAGTAAAATGTTTCTTTGGTATACATAGCTGGTGCTACTCAGGAGAGTATCGGTTTTGTAGATACTGTCCTGCGGTACAACACTGTAATAAACGAACTACTTGGAGGTGGCGCTAATGATATTATACTGTGGATGTAATGAAGCTCAGCATGATTGTCATATAACTTGTGATCGCTGGGCCGGTACTACTAAGCCAGATAAAATTCTGGTACTACCTACGTGACCACGTAAGCCACGTACTATGTCTGTTAAGGAGGACTCTAATCATGAGACCGAAATATAAAGATGCGGCGGCAGAGGGTCAGCATAGACTTGACACTATGACGCCGTACGATGATGAAGACGATGACGACGACGATGAAGACCTCGACGAAGAGGATCTTGATTATGATGACGCGTGGTTTCCGGGCATATCAAGGGAGGATGAGTGAGCACTCTTAGTAGACGGAACTTCATGAAGTCTTTATTCGCGACTGCGGTAGCTAGTACGCTGCTACCGTCAGCTGCGTTTATCGAAGAGTTTATACCCGCTCAGGTATACGTTAATTATCGTGAGCTCGCGAAAGACCAGCTTGCTAAGTGGTTTCAAGAGCAGGAGGACCAAATGATACTTGAGTACCTTACGGGTACAAAAGCCGGTATTTAAATACTAAAGGAGGTTTATGCGAGTAGCACATAATTTTATTGATCTAACCGGGTCGGTATTCGGGGACCTAACAGTAATAGGGCCTTATGAAGCTAGACGCGGTGTTACGTACTGGAATTGTCAGTGCTCGTGTGGAGTTACAAAATATATAGCCCGCGCTAGTTTATCAAGCGGAAAATCTGTAAGCTGCGGCTGTAAAAGGGGCTTATCACCTAATAGATATGTAATTAAGCACCGTGAAGGCGTAACCGCATTAAAGAATATGAAAACGCGGTGTCATAATTATGCTAACCGAGATTTTAAATACTACGGTGACCGAGGTATAGGCATCTGTGTGGAATGGCTAAAAGACTCATATAGCTTTTATAAGTGGTATGACGATAACTACGTTGAAGGTTTATCTATAGACCGAATAGATAATGACGCAGACTATTCCCCGACGAACTGTAAGTTTAGTACGGCTTCAGAGCAGTGCAGTAATAGAGGCCCTTGGGATAAAAAGGGAAACGTATGACGACCCCACCATTACACGCATATCAAGATCGGGCAATAGCGTTCTGTTTAGCTCGTAGATTTGTGTATCAAATGATCGATATGGGGTTAGGTAAGACGCGGATATCTTTAGAAGTGGTGCGGGAAGTACGGGTACCCACCCTGGTTATTGCGCCGCTACGAGCTGTAAAGACTACTTGGCCAGATGAGATCGAGAAGTGGACGCCCGAGTTGACGTATCAAGTACTACATGGTCCTAGTAAGAAGTTTACAGGAATCTCTGATCTGTATATCATTAACTTTGATGGCATACAGTGGCTCTTTGAAGAACTAAAGCGGATGTTTAAAGCTAAGAGGCCTTTGCCGTTTAAGGCGATGATTCTTGACGAGGGTTCCATGGTCAAGAGTCATGCTACAAAGCGGTTTAAGTCCTTGAAGCACATCAAGGACTTATGTAGAGAGTTTATCTTGATTTTGAGTGGCACACCTGCGCCTAACTCGTTACTCGATCTATGGTCCCAATATTATCTTCTTGACGGAGGCAAGAGGCTTGGTAAAGACATCACTACGTACCGTAAAACATTCTTTCGGCAAAAACCGTATAGCATCTTTTGCTGGGAGCTGCAGTCACCCGCACACGAAGTAGAGATTCATAAGCGCGTGTCCGATATAACATTCAGACTCGAAGCGGCAGATTATCTGACCATGCCTGGACGGGTTGACAATATCATAAGTGTCAAGCTCTCCGCTCCGGTGATGCAGAAGATCAAGACCTTTGAGAAAGAGTTAATGCTTAAGCTGAGTGAAGAGACGACGGTTACCGCTAACTTCGCAGCGTCCTTGTCTATGAAGCTCAGGCAAGTTATCCAGGGAGGACTATACATTGATGAGAAACGGAACTATGAAGTTATCCACACAGAGAAGCTCGAGATACTAAAATCCCTGGTTGAAGAGGCTAATGGCCAGGGAATACTTTGTGCTATCCAGTTTAGGTTTGAGCTGGACATGCTTCTTAAAGCATTCCCTGGAACACCGGCTATTGTGGGTGGATCTAAAATTGAAGAGTTCAAGGCCATTGTTGATGCGTGGAACAGAGGTGAGGTGCCCCTCTTAATATGTCATCCGGCCTCACTATCGCACAGTGTCAACCTTCAAATGGGGTCACACCTCTTGGTATGGTACGCGTTGCCGTGGAGTTTAGAACATTACCTGCAATTAAATGCCAGGATAGAGAGACAAGGCCAGAAGCACGTCTGTATATTTCATCATCTTGTTGCTAAGGGTACCGTGGATGAGAAGATTATGAAAGCACTGCAGATGAAATTGAAAGGGCAGAACGCTCTACTGGATTATTTAAAACAAACAACTGGAATAGGAGATTAACTATGGAAGATCTTATCGACGATGCTACCGACTTGGAAGAAAAGAAGAAACCCTCGTATATATCAAAAGATGGTTTTGTACCGAGCAAAGTCTACCGCGGCTTTACTGAGATATCTACGTTGTTTACACTTGTACGCGAGTATGGCGGGCTTATCTGCGGAGGGTACGTGCGGTATATGTGCTCAACTAGTAAGTCCGTAGAACGCGCGGGCGATGTCGATGTTTATTTTCCAGATGAGGATAGCTTCACCAAGTTCCGTGAGTTGATGGAAAAGAAGTACAATGTCTCCGTAGTCCACGAAAACACAATGGCTGTAACGTTTAAAAAAGTGGATGACCCAGAGAGTCCTCTGTTTCAGACGCCAGTTATCCAGATTATTAAACCAGTAAAAGAGGGCAAAATCGTCGCTACTGGCAGTTTGATGGATATCTTGGAAAACTTTGACTTTACTGTGGTACGCTGCGGGTTAGTGACCGCAGAGTCTGCGTTAGTTGACGCGGACTTCGAGCACGATGAGCCGCGTAGAATCCTGCGGTTAAAGAATATACATTGTCCGGTATCCTCTACTCTGCGATGTATGAAGTACTCCAGGAAGGGATACTGGCTTCCACCTATGCAAGCAGTTAGATTATTCCTTGACTGGGATAACCGAGATCTTGACTGGAAGACCAAGTTATTTACGTTTCTGAAAGCTGCGGAGACTGGTGAAGGACTTACCCAGAAGGATATTGATGAGCTTGAAGCGATGATGCGAGTAGACTGATATGCAAATTGATAAATGGAGGGTCCGATATCTTCAGCTCGCTCGGCATGTATCTCTCTGGTCAAAGGACCCCAATAAGAAAGTCGGAGCAGTCATCACCGAGGGTCATAGAATACGAGGCGTTGGCTATAATGGGTTTCCTACAGGTATAGAGGACACGCCATATAGATTGGCTGATAAAGAGCTGAAGAACTTGTTGATGGTTCATGCTGAAGTGAACTGTCTTATTTCTGCTGACGGTATAGGGGATACTATTTATATCTATCCCTGCTTACCGTGTACGCAGTGTCTCGGAAACATAATTCAAAATGGGAGGATCAAGACTATAGTGACTCTACCAATAGACCCTGAGTCATCATGGAATCAAGAGTTTGTTGTTGAGTTAATTGAGGACGCAAAACTAACCGTAGTATTTATTGAACCTGAGCTACTAGGAGAATGGTATGTTAGAAGCAGGTAGACCAATGTTAAATCCTAAAGATACTGAAGGCGCGCAGTTTGTACGTAAGTTAAATGAGATGCGTGGATTTATTTTTGAAATTCGTGACCTCGTGCAGGCCCGCGTAAGCTGCTTGATCGTTGAAGATCCTCGAGTATGCTCTGAAGCGTCGCCACCATTTTTTGCGCCAAGTTCTGAGTACTTTAGAAGCACCGCGGAGCCCTTAAATGAAATGCATGTTACCCTGGAGCAGATTAAGTATCTCATTAACCGAGTTGAAATATAACTCAGATTAGGCCTCTAGAAGCTAAATAAAAAGTGTATAAACATATCGAGGTTGACTCTTCGAAAGTCTCGAATACGTTTATACACTTTTTTATTTCGATCGGCTATAGTCAAATGTACACTTTAAGAAAGGGTATTATAAAGGTCCGTAGGAGGTGACCAGGAGTTACATTCCAGCTGCTTCGTCAAGCATACGTTTCCGATCCGTGATATTCTTCACGGCACCTTTAATCGTAGTAGACGTCTTGTCTTTCACCTGTACAGGTTTAGTTACGGGTTTCTTTTCTGCAGTGCTTCCTTTCTTCTTAAACCAGTCTCTTACCGTCATTTCATACTCCTATTCTTAGACTTAGATATTATAGCCAGATTAGACCGGCCTTGGTTAAAGGGATTATTGTCGCGATGATGACAATCTTTGCCATCGCCTTTGTGAACTAAACCCTGTTTAGCTAAGGCCCGCCGTGACTTGTTTCGCTGAGCTCGTCGTTTGATCTGCTCAGGCTTGCCGTGGTACAATGCGTACTCTCTTTTGTAGTCTCTAGGTTTCTCAGCCACGATGGCTCCATGATTAAATTTGTGGTACTATCACCGGATGACCTTATTTGCCTTTCGACTTAGCATCAGCTTTTTCAAACTGCAAATACATGAGTGCTGATATATTAGCATTCATGTCTGTTATGGCACGTAGCAAGGACTCATATCTTTCTTCTGTTCTAGTCTGGCCATTCATAAGAGCCTCAACTTGTTTTGCTAGTTCTTTGATACTTGTATTGGCTGAATTAGTATCATATGCATGACGAATATTTATATCATTCTTCACTTCCCGGGTATAGATATAAGCCCCACCGACAAACACCATAACGAGAACTGACCACCCAAGAAGCCAATTCTGAATCGCAACTGACTTAACTCTACGCTCAACTTCTACGCCGTGTAGCTTACATACTCCGTCTTCAGAGAAACTGCAACCTTTTAAATTTCCCTCTTTTTCAGGTTCATCTTCAACCACGCAGCACCTCACTTTGACCAGGTGTGGATGGTCTTTCAAGTTCTTCAGCTTTAACAGGTCTTGTGGGCTCGGCCTTATCTAATCCAGGAACTCCAACTTTTTTGCTCGTTATTTTTGTCCAGATAATATGGAAAAGACTTCCGAGAGATATTAAGATTCCAGCTATTACTTCCGCATCTGCAGCAGTAAGTTCAACCGTAATATACCCGAAGTGTCGTAAAGCTGCAAATGCAATACCTAGAAGCCCTGTTACCGTAGCAAACATTGTGCCGGCATTTTTCCACGTCTCGGGGTTTCTAACTTGCTGACCTACCCTAAATACATCTGTCATGAACTTCAGATTCATCTACTCACCTCTTTGTTAGTAGTACCACAATTATCACAAGTCTTCTTTCCATTAATCTGCTGAAAGTGCGGACACCATATATCTGGTAGCTTTCCCATAATATCATAAGCAAAACAAAACAACTCTTCACACTGCGCGTATCTGTCTTTAACACCACGCATTGTTATCATCAGTAAACTTTCATCTGCTATAGTTCGTGTCTCCAAGATACTCACTCCACACCCTGGACAAAATGTTCTACCATGAAATTCAGCTAAACAGTACTCACAGATAATCACTTTACCATTCCATAATTACTTGCTTACTACTGTCTCCATGTGGGGCATGTAGATATATTCCACCATGGCTCGTACCAATATCGCTATCTCCTTCGCCGTTCGGTCGCCCGTTTCCGGGCTTAAAAACAAATCCGTACATAGGTGACTTGCTGTTTCTGCTACAAGTTGATTCTTGATCGCGACAATTTTTCGCAGTTGATTTCACTGTAAAGGTTTTTCCAGAAGAGAAAGTAAACTTCACAGGGCCTGGACCTAAACTATCGCCCCGCTTATCAATCCTCCATGCCTGTCTACCATTCCGAACTCCATATGAATCGTACGTAGCCTTGTGAAGATAATTACCTGTACCACCGCCTCCACCACCTGTTCCTCCACCGGAAGCATTGGCAACATAAGCATAAGTTACATTATCAGACATTGTAATAGCCATAATCAGAGGATTTTTATAACTACCTCCAGGCTTACTCATCAAGAAAACCGGACAACCTTTATAAGGAATACCTTTTCTGGCTTTTTCACCATTTACTGTAACAGCAATAATGTCAGCATCCTGTAAAGTTCTAAACAAGATACACGCAGAACCGTTACCCTGATCACTATCAAGTTCCCAGGTTACTTTATGAGGGAATGGCTTTCCAGAAAGTATCGGCTGCTCAGTGAAAACGTTTCCGCATTTTGGACAAGTAGGCATTATTCAATCTCCTCAAATTCGCCTTGACCAGGTAGTGGCGCAGTAGGCTCAGGTGTAGTCGGAGTGACTGGTGTAATCGGAGTGACTGGTGTAATCGGATTTGTTGTAGTCGTGGTTGTAGTTGTCGGGTTATTGCTATCAGTCTGTCGCAGATCGTTTGTCAGCTTACTGATTACATCCTTCATAGCCCCTGTTGCAGCACTTGCACCTTGAGTACTAGCAGCAGCTTCAGAATCCTGCTTGGTTTCCTCGACAATAACGATGGTGTTTCCACATCCACCACCAATATCTGATGGGCCAGTCAAACCTTTTGCCTGCGCTACTTGCTGCGTAGCTTTATCTGGCACACCCTGATTAAAATTATACTCAGCAGTCTTAATAGTACACCCACCAAGAACAAAACATCCAGCTATAATAGCAACCAACCATGCTAGTCCTACGGTCTTCATTGCCTCGTTCTCTGCTCTCCGCATCATCCTATTTCTCCTTTTGTTATTTTTTCGGCATGTTCCCAGAGTACTGGAACTCCTACAACATTTCCACCGCTTCTTGATTTTGTTCGTATACAAATATATCGGGCCCTATTATCCGCTAAGTGCTTAGCCAGGGTATCATCAATATACTGAATGAACATCCAAATATCTCCAGGCCGATGAACTTTGTCTGGTCGGCAAGTATTATAATCTTGCAAGTGCGTAGCTGTCTTTTCTCCGTTCCAAACGTATACTTGGTCGCCGTATTTCATATTAATACCACCTATCCGCCATGCCCTGGCAGTGCCTCAACTCATGCTTCATCGCGCCCTTGTCACCTTTCGGCACCCAGATTTCACACTTACTGATACCACCTTTGCCGTCATGCCAGGCTCTGCCACATGCAGGAGCGGCACCAAGGGCAAGAATTGGGAGAATCGGGTTGACTTCCCAGGCTATCTTGTTGCACTTCCAGAGACATTCCCCAAGACTTACTTCATGGATTATCAACTCAACATCTTCCAACGGCGTAAGGCGTTGAACACCCTTAAACATCTTATCCGGCTGCGGCATCGGAGCACAAGAAGAGATAAATAGACAGGCTATAAGTAATATTAATTTTATTCCACAAGCACCTGTACAGCCCGCCGTCCTCATCATCACATTTCTCCTTTTAGTAGATTGTTCCAGCTATGAAATTGTATACTGTCGATACAAGGATCACAAGCATTATTGTCCAGTGTGACAGTTCTTCGTGATGTTTCTCAAACCGCATTCTTTCACCTATTTAAATGTTCAATCCAACGGCTCGCTTCACTTGGGTCAACAGTACCTAAGTATCGCTGGGTTGTTGATATATCTGCGTGTCTCAAAATAACCTTTGAAACTATTTCTAAAGGGATACTATTTCTACTTGCCTGTGTAGCAGCATGTCTTCGTAGATCATGAGGTCTTAATTTAGAATTAACCAATAATCCAGAACGCTTTACCATACGATGCGCAGTAGAATAACTTATATCAAAAATAATTTTATTTTTGATTGACGGCCGTTTAGTTATATAAGATTGAAGTTTACCACAAAGTTTCTTAGTAATAAAAACTTTTTCACCAACTCTGCCACTCTTAGGCTCAGCGATTGCTATTGTTGAGGCGTCTGAATCTATATCACTTGGACGAACATTAAGAACTTCACCTACACGCATTCCAGCTCGGCCCATAAGTTCTAAAATCAAACGGTCACGTTCATTAATAGTTCTAAAAATAATTTCATCAATTAAGTCCTTATCTAAAAGCTTAGGTGAAGACCCACGAGAGACTTTAAACATTTTACGTACAATTGGGCGCATACATGGATTAACTAATCCGTCATCCGCGACTTCATTAATAAAGTTATAGAATGCACGAAGAGCGCTAACCCTAGTATTCTTAGTTGTAGAAGAACAATCAGGGGATATATCATGAATAAATTCTATAATCTGAATATCCTTAACATTATTTAAATCTTGGCCTGAGAAGACCGCTTTAAATCTACTAAGAGTATAATAAAACGCCCTGACAGTATTTGGTCGAGTATTACTTCTGAGATACTCCATGTATAATTCTATGGCTTTTTCAACTAACATGAAAATCTCCTTTTGATTGGTAGTAATTTCTTATCAATCATTCACCGCCGCCCTGACTCGGTATCTCTGGCCTGGTGGGGTAGCGCCGAACTCATAGGCTCCGATATCCCACAGTGTATTGTATGGCCGGACACCTCCGGTTATATCTCGGCGGATGTCGAGGCCGTAGAGGGATTGAAATGTGACATAAACATCTGAGAGGATGCCAGTGTCTTTTGCTGGTGAGGTTGTTTGGATGCAGTAATTATCGGATGCCACAAAGAGTGGATCGGCAGATACAGGGGCATTAGCATCTTTCGACTCTCCCGCCCTGAAAGCCGTCACTGAGGTATATTCGATGGTGGCATCATCTATACCAGCACCACCATCATGCCCGAATTTAACAGCATCTGTATTGAATAGATTGTAATCCATCGCTCCTGGATATTCAGCCACATTTATTGCGGGACAAACGGTAGTTTTTGCTGATGAAAAAATATTACCCATAGCGACAACCCCGGAAGTGCGAATGGTAACGAGAAATGAGTCCACGTCAGCAATCGTATTATTGACTGCATAAAAACCGCCCTCGTTACGGTACATCAACGCCCCGTAATTATAGGCATTGCAACTCCCATTTACGCTCTCGTCATTTTGCACGTTGTAAATTAAATTACCGACTGCGTAAAATGGTCCCCCGCCACCATTGTTGGCACCAGCAATCATTATTCCGTCTTTTGTGTCGTGAATAATGTTGTTTATGAACCAGACACTTACGGGGTCATATTGCGCCCCCATGCCTCCACCGCCACCACCATCGGGGTTTGGCCTTGGCATGTGGGACGCAATATTGGACGAGAAAATCACATCAGTTGCTTGTTTCGCCCAAAAACCGTTCTGTGTGCAATAACTAGCTGTATTTCCACCAACATATATGTTGGCAACTGTGCTTGCTGCCTCAGTATCCCCAACCTGGATTGCATCACCCTGGATATATTGAAAGGTGTTGTTCAAAATCCAAATATCACTAATATTCACATTGCTTGAGTCTAGCTTGATCGCATGTCTGTCAGTGTCACCTGAATCTGTGTTGTCCCAATCTCCTATTGTATTAAAAGTATTGTTATAAATGATAATATTTGAACCTTTTGGCCCGAGTGCAGATCCGTTATTGCCATTCTGGTAGAATGGATTTGTAAAGTTACAGTTACGTACAAGTAAATGGCCATGAGCCCCTGATGCAACTTCAAACGGGGTATCGTCGGAGTTCCATGTGTAGTCAATACCGTCCATTATCACATAGTCGAAGGTAGACTGTAAATGGTTTGGAATTACCGGTCGGTTCTCAGGATCATACCCCATAATCCATATTTCATTATTCAGGGTTCCGGTCAGCGTCAGAACCTTATAATGATCGTATGTTCCATTGATGACGATAACAGACCCCGCTGGAATGGAGGAAGGAAAGTCGCAACGGGGGTGCGTCGGATCGCCGTTTGTTGGAGTGTCAGAACATGCCGGAATGGCGTCTCGTTCGATAAAGTAAAACCCAGCCGTGTCTGTGGTCCATGGATCAGGCAAAGAGGGGCGAGCAATATCAAGACCGCCGCTTGGCCATGTTGGTGTTGGTATCCCTACTATTGGCGTGTATGCCGCATAACACGGAGAACACAAAAAAATAGCAATGATTATTTTGATGTGTCTCATTGCTGTGACCCAGAAAGTTTTATATCGTCAAAACTCACAGCAGTGGAGGATGTACTCCCGCTCAAATCCTCGCCGAGTATCACGCCAGTAGCCGGAGTTGTAAATGCCCCGCCCCCGGCAATAGTTGCACTCACTCCATTTAGCGACGCAAACAGATTGCCGGTACTACTGGACCAATCGAGTATTATAAGCACTGCTGTCCCTGAGGTCAGGTCGGTGTCTGCTGTGTAAACTGATACATTTGACCCATCTGCGTGAAAAAGTTCTAATTTCCAAACCGGGCCAGCCGAGCGCACAAGATTAACTTTTATACGCTCTCCTGACGAATATCTCCACTCGATTATTCCTACATTTGCCGAGGCTTCGGCGGAGTTGAATTTAAAATTTAGTTCAATCCTTCCGTTTGATGGAGTTATCCCAACTGCCGGGATGCTCAGGAAATGATCTAATGCCCCGTCCCATATTATCCCGTATGTTCCTCCGCTCGTCATATTTGCAGACGCATCGACAGTAACCCCGGAAATAGTTACGGCGGTAGTTCCGCCTGAGATACACGCCGTGGTTGTCCCGTCTGGGTGGTCAGCATCGTAATAAAGTGAGTAGGAGCCGAGTTTGTCGGCGCAGTAATCGGCCTCGCCGCCAGATATAACCTCCCACGAATCACCATCCCAGCGCTTCTCAACGACAGCCTCCCACGAATCACCATCCCAGCGCCTGGCAGTCGTATCAACCCACGCCGAACCGTTCCAGCGCTTTGATGCCAGTGCGGGAGATGTCAGCCCGAGGCAAAGCAGTATGGTGATTAATATTCGAAACATATTGCCCCCGTTGCAGGAGTTGATACAGAGGTGCAGTCATCGGCTACATAGAGGCCATCGCCAACCTTACTGGCTGTGAGTGAACCGTCTGCGAGGTCATCAAGGTCCACATCATACACCTGGACATTTGTTCCGGGGACAAGACTTAATCCGGTTCTTACTTCCCCGGCATCTGCATAGCCAAACAAGGTCGCAGCAAACGCCCCTTCTCCGGTCAACATTGAGAAGAAGTTCGTTGTTGAGGGAGTGACAATAAATGTTTCCACTCCTGTGCCTGGAGTGATTGCCGAGACGACCCCATCCGCATCAGTCTTGACCATCCCTGCGCCCATGTCGAGAACATTGGCCTTGCCGTCTCCGTCTGTATCTCCAATCAAGGCTAAAGTTGACCCGACTACATTGTTATCCCCGACGGTAAGTGGTGCCGTTTTTTGGACCTCAATAGATGGCAGAGCAACACATACCCAAGCCGAGGTTGTGGTATCCCATTCGAGCATCTCCGTATCTATAGTGCATGTGGGGAGACTTTCTTGGACACCTTCAAGCAATGCAAAATCTATCAGGTTATCATCAACCGTATCGCCGGGGAGGTCATCAAGATCAGCAAGCCCACCGACCTCTATACCCTCAACGGCTGTTTCGAGTTCCTGAAGCACTGTTTTAAGCGTTTGGTTGTCGGTAATTACTGCCCCGGTGAACGTCCCAAAATGTTCTACTCCTGCTGCAATCCCAAGAGATGTTTGGATATCAGCAGCCAGGCCATAAATTTCGGTGTTCATCAAGCCCTGGTTGATCCAGTTTTCAAACATTGTTAGGTTGAAATCATTCCCAAAGGGTCCACCAAGATCAGCAATAGTTTCGTGCAAAGTAATCTGGTCTGCATGTACCGGACTGGCCAGAAGAAGTAGGGTGAGTCCACATAATATTCTTTTTTTCATAATGCCCTCAAATACTCAGATTATTGAATTGTTCTTCTGTCAGCGCATTGAATTGTTCTTCTGTCAGCTCGTTGAAGCTCACAACGGGAGAATACCGTCCAAGGTAATTCAGTATCTGAGTCTCTTTAGCTGCCATGCTGTTCGTATAGATAACAATCCCGCCTCTCGTCAGATGAAACCCAATCCAGACGTGTGTCTCGTTGAGCAGCGCGTACCACTCAGCGCCTGACCTGACTATCGGAGCCATCGCATTAGCTGAGTCGAAGAAGGCATCACCTCCGAGGTCTGAGTCAGCTTGTAGTGTGGCCGCATCGGAAGGGAAGCCCCACGTTGCATTCGGCAAATCTGCAATCGTTCCGGTTGTCATGGTAATGCTCAATAAGCCGATACTATCAACCAAATTGTTTGCGACCCAAAATGCAGCCACAAGGTCCTCAGTTGGAAATTCAACCTCCTGCACCCCAGGCACATATTTCAGTATCTCAGCATCCGTGCATGATTTGTTCCAGATCTGAATCATCCGCACGTAGGTTTCATGTAGCGTGTCGAGGAATATCTGAAAACTCTCAATCGGGTCAAACTGGCCGTCAGAGGTTGTCAGACTTCCCCAAACTATGGACGCATCGTCAGGTGACATATCAGGATTGTAGAGCCTTGAGCCGACCTGAAACTGTGTCCCGTCAGCACTCGTCCTCATGCAGACAAGGAGAGGTTCGCCGTCATTGACAGATGCTGCCATGCTTGCGAAGGACACGCCATCGCTGGATACCACGGTCATGCTTGACCCTGATTTGGCCATACCTATAGGCACATACCCTGCAACTCCGTTTGCTGCCATCACAGGGATATTGAACGTATTGTCAGGAAGATCTGCGCCGTTGAACCCTGGAACGATCAGGCAGGATACCGTCATCACTGCTTTGCCGCCGGTCGCTGCCACACCAATCGTTTTAACATACTCTTCCAAACTTCCGGTACGTGTGACGTTGATCCTGGTGATTTTAAACGACCGCGCAGATTGCCCTACATATTTAGCAATGCCGAATTTAGCCCCGACTCCAGTAGCTGCCCGGGTTGCTGACACACGGTAAATACTCCCTGAGACGTGCGTTATAGTTACGCCGATAGCAAGTATTGTTGAGTTTGCTACAAGGGAAAAATCCCCTGTCGATATAGAACTCCCGATAACTGGCGCGTTCCCGTCATCCATTGACACGTATGCAGAGATAATCTGGGATGTTGACACGTTGTCTATGTCCTGATACGCCAGCCTTTGAGTGGAATTGTCCCCAAAAACAATCACGTTTTCCGCAAGCGCTGCCATCTCTCCAGCAGACGCCGCAATAGAAATGCCGATCTGAGACGAAAACTGCACCAACAAACTTGGCTCAGAGTGTGGAATAAACTGTGTATAAATACCGGAGCCAAGCGCAGCCAACTCCGCATCCGTCATTACCTTGCTGATTTCCTGCCCTGCCACAACCTGCCCTCCGATGCCCCAGAGATAACCTTCAGGGCTGAAATAGACATGCGGTCCGGGGGAGTCTACGCCGTCACGGTCTGGGGTGTCTGCGGTCTCACTGTAAGTGAGTGGGTCACCCTTGCGTGGGCGGAGGGCGTTGGCGTCTGTGACTGTCGGCGAGAGGGAGTAGTAGTAGAGCAGGTCGGATGGATAACCGCCAACTTTACGTAAACCATTATAGACCCCGGATCCACGACCATTGGTCATTAATCTACGAGGTCTTTCTGGAGCTATTATATTCATAGAGCTCCTTAGCTTATCTTACGCCGATGATGTCAAGAGCCCAGGCTTTACCACCTACATTTGGCCAAGCTATTTTAATAGCATCACCTGGAAAGATAATAGGCGGAACTATATCGGCGTACCGGAAGCTCGTAGTTGCGGCTAGGTCCTCATCTGGATCAGGAGTTGATATAACATTATCAAACCCAGCACCAAGTTCAGAGTCGAGTGTAATTGACAGGTCACCGAGGTCTGCAGACACCGCACCAAGAGTAAGCCGAGCCTCTGCGAGTCTATATGTAAAAGGAACTTGTACAGTAAGGTCTATAGCCTCAGTACCGGATAAAGCGGTTCCGCCAGCAAGGTCCGGAGTAATTCTAAAAGCATCCATCAGATAAGCCTCCTAAGTTTATTAAACTCCGCGTAGTCCTGTAAGGACTTTATTTTGATTATACCAAGTTTTTGACCAGAAGTAAATACTTCTAGTAAAATATTATACCTATCTTGTACTACTTCGTGTACTTGTTAGGCTTGAAGTTACGCTTGTCTTGACCTGAGAGCCAATCCGTGTCAATGAATGGAATCATGTATCTAGGATTAGCATGAGCCGCTTTCTTGTTATACTGAGCTACCGACTTCCAGAATTCAGCCCACTGAGCATCATCTCCAGGTACTCTCTGGATAATAAGTCTGTTATACCGAGCTGAGACTTTACTCCGCGCTGTAGTATACTTACGCCGAATCTCGTCTGCCCTCCATGCGGTGTTTCGTATATCAGAAACCTCAGTAGGATTAAAACTAAGAAACCGTTTAGCGAAGTCTACTGGAGACGCTTTAACTACATTACCCTGATCAAAGACCGGCGCGTAATTACTCTTGGTGACGCCCTCAGTCATTTCTCGATGACCTTTCAGCGGTCCTGCTAAAGCGGTAGGCAAAAGCTGTTCAGCGCCTCTTCTACCCTCACCCCTGGATATAGCGCCTATACCCTCTATAGTGTCCGTCACGAGAGCCTGTGGCGCACCGAAGAGCTCGCTTAGGGTAGACGGGAACGGCGACTTAACTTCAAGTGAGCCTTTAAGGTTAACACCCAAAGCAGCGCCTACTACACCGAACTTGGCAAATGACTCAGCAAAGTCACTATCACCAAGGAGCTTAGCCAGAAGAGTTGTGTATTCTTCTTCTGGATCATCGGCGCCAAACAGAGAAGCTATAGCAAAGCCGAGAGTTGCGGTCACTGAGGTTCCTGCTACCAGCTGTGGCATCAATCCCATAAACGCTACAGCCTTAGGGGACTTATACTTTCCGAAGAGCTCGAGCATATTCAGATGGTACGTATGCTGAAATTTCTGGAACGTATACGTAGCATCCAAGAATCTATACCGCTGCACCAGCCAAGGCTTCGCAGCTTTACCGTAAATGCCGTGAGCTCTATCCGAGGTATGCTTGGAGAGCTCCAGCTTATCGCCCATACCCAGGGTAGCAGGCTGAGACTTGTAAGTTGCAAGAATCGTTATAGCTCTGTTTGCTTCTTCAACTGCACCGAACATATACATTGCAGCGGCCATGAGGTTATTCATAGACTCGCCGACTTTACCTGTCATAGCCTGAGCTGCGTCATGATTGAACTGTGCCTCGGCCCACCCATTATCATAAATCGTATTCAGGATGGCGTTGTCAGCTTCATTCACCAACATAGGCTTACCAAGAAACTTATATCCCCTTTGTATTAACTGGTTATGCTTGTACGCCAGGTATGACTTACTAGCGCTAGCGATATTCTTAAAGACTGTTGACAGATTAGCCCCGGTATGTCCGGCGATCGTAGCGGGTACGGACATAGCCATGGTTGTCATATTAACTGCGGCCGAGCCTACACGGAAGCCGAGGTACTTAAGAACCGTAGCAGCTTTAAAGTAACCTATAGCTCTACCAAGCGCGTCATCTGGTGATAAGAAGTACTTGATGTACTGACGCAGGTCTTCATACATCATCTTCTGCTGTGTCGGGCTTACCCGTTGAGACTTAACATATGCTAAGTAATCCTGGTAAGTCACCTTCTGTTTAGCTTTCTCTGCTTGTGCTTGGTATTGCTTCCAGGATACACCTCGACCAGTTAGGGCCTCAAGCATTTTACGAGCTGTAGTTCTCTTGGCTACGCCCGTAGATACTCGTGAAGCGTAGCTTGTAAGAGCACGAATCATGTCAGGCTCATACCCTTCCCATAGCTTATCAGCTCGAGACATCCTAGAGCTAAAGTTACCCTTAGCCTTATAGATATCAGCAACGCGTAGAGCTAGGGCTTTATCAACAGTACCCATCCAGAGTTTATCAGACTCTTCGAGACTGTCGATATTCATCTTCTCAGTAGCAGAACTAAAAATCGCGTCGAGAGAAGCAAGAACACCTGGAAGGTCAAATAAGAGCTCTGTCGGTGAAGTCACGGGCTTGATATTAATATTCTCAGCCTTGTAACCTGCTTTCAGTAACTCTTGGTATCGTCGGCCAGCAGGAGCTGCGTTATTAAAAGCACGCTTCATCATCTGAACACGGTTATTGCCAAGTTCATTCTCAACGAAGTGCCAATCAAATGTTTCGAGGATACTAGGCTTACCCTCTTGTTCAGCTACGAGATGAAAGTTTCGTGCTACGCGTTCACGAGGAAAATAGGTACCTCGAAGATCACCCATATTAGCGATGAGCTCGGTAAGCGATACTTCATTAGTCTTGCCATCCGCGTCTACGAACATAGCGGTGGGCTCGTCAAGTCCATTCTCAGTAGCTCGAGTAATCTGCTTACGCATATCCGCAATAAGAATATCGAAAGCTCTGTTGGTAAGAAGCCGGGCTTCGAGAATCAGATCCCGCGCATCCTTTGATATAAGCTGCGTCTTAAGCCATTCCTGCTCAGCATTAACAAGATCTGCATTTGCAGCGCCCTCGTCCATATGTGTAGCGACGACTTTATCTTTACGGTCTCTAACCTCCCAGGTCTCACCATTTTTACGAAGCTTGAAGCCTACTCCGGTTTTATCAGTGTCAAGTAAATACTTATTAACTGCGGCGTAAACCTTAGGCTTCTTTTTAAGAATCAAGTTCGCCTTATCCAGAAAATCACCAAGCACTTGTTTCTGCGCACGGTACCGTATATCGGAGTCATCAACAGCGGCTTGCAGAATCTTTTTACCCGCTGAAGTCTTAGGGAAGTAAAACTCAGGTGAGCTAACTATCCGATCAAAAACTGTTGACGTCTGGTTATTCTTGTCTCTCTTATAACTACTAATCCGCTGCGTAAGCTCATAGTATTTACGCATGGCTGGATTTGACGTAGAGATAACAAAGTCATCTATAACCTCAGCTGCGGCTTCCTCGAGAGTCTTATGTCTACTCTGAAATAAGTTTTTAAGGACTTTAAGAGCCTCGGCGTCTTGCTTAGAGAGTTTCTCTGCTTTAACAGAGCTCAGAGGTATTACGTTCTCAGGTTTTACTGGAGCTTCGCCTTTGACTAAGACACCGTCTTCGTTCTCCTTATAGCCCTTAACAGATGCTACGACAGGGACTTCAGCCCGCGCGTCTTTAGTCTTTACAGCGTTACCCAGGGCATCCCTAGCTTCTTTTGCAAGACTAGCTACTGCCGCGTTTAACTGTCCCTCGTTTAACTGTCCCTCGTCTATCTTGACACCTAGACTCTTAAAGTGTGACCCAAGAGCCGCAGCTACTTTCTTCAAGTACGCGGCGATCCTAGGATGATTATAGCTGAGCCATTGCCAAAACTTCTGGTTAACAGTCTTTTGAGGACTGAGGTTAATAGCATGCTCAACTATGTAGGCGCGCACCTCATTAGCGTCAGTAGCATTACCATCTTCATCAAGGAGCCCACCTGCGCGGAGTGAATCTTCCACGTACTGCATAAATGGAGTTGGCCTATTATTATTAAACAGTGCCAGAGCTTCCATATCCAGGGTAGAATTCTCTATTGCATGAACACTAGCTTCGTGAAGCAGTATTCCTTCTGCGTCAGCTACCTCAATATTGTTAGCTATTATCGCAGATAACCCGGTGTTAGGATTATACAGCGCTTGAGTCGTAGTATCTTTAGCACTCCGTCTTGAAACAGTAGAGCCTATTGCTTCAAGAGCCTCTGGAACAGTATTAACTATAGTTACACCACCGGGTTTCTTAGCTGCTCCGAGCGTTTTGAGGGAGGTCCAAGTGTCACCGAGTTTGGTCTGCAACTCAGACTCTACATCTTTTGCTGAACTACCTTGCGAGCCTTGATTTACACTCGCTTTTTCTTGCCCTTTCTGAATCTGTACATTTGAGTCTTGCTCAACTTTCGAAGAGGCCTGATCAATCGTATTAGTATCTTTTTTCTGATCAGTGACGGTCGTTTGTACACTTTTTATAGCTGCTACACGAGCCTGAGCTATCTTTCTAGACTGATCTAAGGCTTTGGCCGTTTGGAAGTCACCTTTCTGAGCAGCCCTGTTAATCTTAGTAGTATAGCTCGTAATCTCGTCAACCAGAGAGAGATACTCATTATATTTTTCAGGGGTTATACGCGCCTTGAGCTCTTCACGGGCCTTTGCTTTCTCGGCGTCCTTCTTAGCTTGGGACTCATTTTTAGCTAACGCATCAGCAGTAGCCTTCGCAGCTGCAGTGGCTGCGCGCTCGTCATTACTCTGCTTCAAGACTTTAGTAGTCTCTTTAGCAGTCTTCTTTTCCTCAACAGCTTTTGCTTTAGCTGCGACCTTAGGCTTCTCAATTTTGGGCTTCTCAGTTTTAACGGGTTTCTCCGCTTTGACGACCTTAGGCGTCTCGGCTTTAGCGGGCTTCTCAACTTTGGCAACCCTAGGCTTGACAACCTTGGGCTTAGCGACTTTAGGTGCTGTGGCTTTTTTATTCTTTGCTACTTTAGCCTTAGCAGCTTTAAGAGTCGGGGTCTCAGTAGAAGTAACCCCCTGCGGTGCGCGTACTACTTCAGCAGAGGCGGAGGGGG